TCTTCCATCAATCGAAATAATAATAATCCTGCAACATATCCAATGATTTCCAGCCACGGCTGGATGCCTTTGTACAGTTCCTGCAATAACTCCATGGTTATATTATTTATTCAAGGTTTTCTAATTATTTTGTATAGGTTTAAATATTTTAATCGCCCTCCCAAACACCAGTTGGGGCCAAAGTCGCAAGCTGAGCAAGATTGATTAATGCCCTTTTTGCATTCCCTTCTGTAGCCTTCCAATAGTCCTCGTGCGTATCATTACCCAAGGCATATATCGCTTTTTCCAAGATAGGGAGACTTTCAGCGCCCGTCATTCCATAAATAGAACGAATGCCTTTTTCTCCAAACACCTGCCTAAATATGCCGCCATAATTGTAGGTTATATTTAGGTGCGCTTCGTTTGTGCCCCCAACTGCATAAGTGCCCCCTTTCATGTGGTGCACAATATCTAACTCGATAACGTTGCCCGTAGTAGGGTCTTTTAAATATACATCGTATGACATAGTTATTGTTTTGATTCAAAATAAATACAGCCGAAATCTTCCGGGTAGCGGATAGTATCAAGCTCCTCCAACGTTTTTATCAAATCTTCAGTAACATACCCATGCAAATGGTGCTGGAAATTAGATTTAACATCATTCTTCGAATTATCACATACGCCCCAACCTTTGTCTGTCCATGCTTTGTCTGTCCATGCTTTGTCGCGCCAATGCTTGCAATTGCGGCAGGTTCCCAGAGCCGATATGAACCGTGCCTTCTCCATTAATTTACAAGTTTCAAATTTATTAATAAATAATAATTTTTGCCCTAAGCATGGCATTGAACCATGCGGACGGCCTTTAACCGAATTAGGTTATCCAAAAATGAGATTCTTCTTCTTTTCTGCTGCACGACGGTATCCATTAATAAATTTCTCCGTCATCTCATGCCACTCTTGCGGCAATTTCGGCAAATTTTTTTCCAACTCGCCAGTAATGGCTTCACCATCTTCCCACCTTAACTCTCCATCGCAATCTGAATGATTGAGAAGAAGAAAAAGAGGATTATAAGGCAGACTGTCCCATTTTTTCGTAACAGCTCCTCGGTGCTCTGAGAACCCCTCCATTTCTTTTAAGGGAGGCAGGTCTAATGCGTTAGCGATGGCTACTCTCCAATCATGAAAAATCCCATAAGGAACGTTCCCAAATACATTCGGGTGAATTGTAAGTCCCATGTTTATAGTTTTAGGTTTTTGATAATTTATCTATCTTCCAGCGCATCAGCGATGCGCTCTTATTCCGGGAAAGGATACGTTTCCAACGCCTGCGCTATTCTGCGTAACGCCAACATCTGCTCGTTTTCGATGCGCAAGCGTATCACTTCGAGCTTGAAAGGGACCAGCTCCATCTTTGCCCCCTCGCCTTTTGCTTCCATTTTAGCAATAGTAGCAGCTACATCCTCCAGATCATCCGTAAAATTAGACTCCTTTTTTGTTGACATACTTTTAAATTTTTGATTTGAACGAATATAATTTATCCCAATGATCAGCGGGTTGTTCTTTGGCAGCTTCCGCTGCCTTCTGATTCTCTGAACGGCGATGCCCTTCCATATGGAATATATCAACCTTCCCATACGTTCTGATCTTATCTCCGGCGAATGCAATAGCTTCTGCCATTGTCTCTGCCAATACATATCCGCTCTTACTTTCTGTTTTTCCCTTTAAAGTGAAAAGGGCTCTTATAAAAAAGATGTACATGGGCATGGATTATTTGTTTAAATACGGGTAATTTGTTTCTATCCAGGCAATCGCCGCCTCATAGGCATCATTATGCGGCTGCACAAAATCTTCTGAGGCGCCTTCCCATAATGTGGTGTCTATTCCCTGCCGACCAGCCCATTCTAACCTATGCTTTAAGATTCTCATACCTTCTCTGCGCGTCATTTTTGGATCGAATATTTCTGATCCCTCCCAACAATAGTCCGCTAACGCACTTGCAAATACAGCTTTTGTAACATACTGTGAAATATTAATTATATAGAATGGATCTCCATCAACGAGTTTGCCTTTTGTCATGTTTGCTTTTTTAAAGTGAATGTAACCATTTTTAATGGATGATTTCTTGTGACCACCTCCATCATGATATTATCGGGATCGGTTCTATTGATAATCACCTTTAATTTTAACGGGCGGTTGTTTAACTGCAAGATCGCTTCCCCCAACGCCCGCAATTGGTCCCGCGCATTGCTGACATCTGCCGCCTGCACATGCATGACGAATTTTCTGCCTGCGAATAGCGCATAGTTGATCATATATTACTTATTTTATTTTCCCCTCCCTCATTAAAATGGCCGTCAAATTCGGTAGATGCGAGGCCCCATACTTTTTAATTAACCGCGTAAACGCGTGATTGATCGCCCTGCGCTTGTACGTGGTAACTTCAGCAATCTCCTTTGTAATCATTCCATCCGCATATTTTTGAAGCAGGCCCAAATAGGCTTGTTCTGTATCGGGTGGGATATTTCCCAGGTTTTCAGATTTCATACGATTTATTTTTGGTTAGCTCCCGCCGTCTGCGATGGACGGTTACGCTTTCGGGAAGGGGGCGTTACTTTTCCTTATATTTATTATCTGAAATCAGTTTGAAGGATTCTATCGTGTCAGGCACATTATAATTTATCTCCATTTTCTTCGTAACATATGTTGCACCGATAGAAAATGTAAATGTAATACCATTCTTAATAATCGTTCCGCCTTTCTTATCTGCATTCCATTTTACCGGCAATCCTTTCAGCGAAAGAAGAAATCTCTCTTTTTCATTTCCATTTTGCTGATCGATACGGAACGCTTGGCTATATATAGCTTCATAATAGTTCACCCATTCCGTAATTTTCTTCGCCGATAGTACACCTATCTGATTTGGTTTGTGCAGGCTTCTTTTAATTCCCAAAACCGTGTCCCATGTTACGTTCTTAAAATGGCTTTCAATATTCGCTCCCACTTCGTATTTCTTCCGGTATTCATCGTACCTTATAGTTATCACTATGTCCGGGTGTTCCAATCTGACCTCGGCATAGTTAAAATGCAGACCTTCGCTGTCGTCCACACACACCATAATCTTAGCCGGGTAGAATTTATTGACTTCTACTGCTCTCTGTTCAATTTTCTCGAAATCTGTGCTCGTTGGCAGCTTCAATTTTTTAAACTGTTCCATTGTTAACCATTTCATATAATTGCAATTTGATTAGCTCTATCGGGGGACTTGAACCACCGGCAGCGCCGGTTCGCTTATAGATTTTGTTTGTTTTATAAAAACCCCACCGTAGACACGGCGGGGGTATTTACGACCGGTACAATCCGGTTCTGAAACCTATTTGAATAGCCGACCGTCGGCTGTAAATTCGTATTCGTTTTCAATGAGGTTTTCGCGGATGTATTCATCTGATAGCACGTATTCCTCTTCCTTATCTATCGATAATGACCATTCCGCATAGCAATAATACATCAAATCTTCAAAGTCAACCTTCCACATGGTAGGTTTACGCATATACTCAAAGATCGGTTTCAATAGGGCGTAGTCATACCCCATCCCCGTCAAAGCGCAGCTGTTTTCTTCTAGCTGGCATTTGGAATGCCAGAACTTGGTATCGCCGGATATCGCTCCTTTGTAATACAATTTACCTTCAAATAAATAATCCTTGTACTTATTCCACAGAAATGCAGCCAGCCTTTTGCCTTTCAAACGGCCTACTTCGTCATTGCCTTCAAACGCAAATCCATCCCCTCGTCTGTTCAAACGTACGGGAAATAGTTTAATGAACGCATCTATAGATCGCCGATAATCTTCCAGGAATGGAAAATCCTGGTTACTAATAGTAAAATTCCGTTCGCATTCTATCGCCTTCTGCTGCCCTTCCGGCGATAGTCCTTCAAACTTGTACACTTTGGTACGGACTGTCCTTACTAACTTTTGCTTACTCATAATTTTTCCCGCCTGTTATACTGTGCGGCTCAGTTTTAGATTATTTAATTCTCTCTATGACTGCTTTGTCCTTTGCATAGTACCTAGCTGCAATGACGAAGCACACTACGCTCATCATAATCATAACGCAAGCTATAACCAAGATAATAGGATTTGCGTCTGGTTCAGTGTTTGTGTTTTCTTTCATGTGGTTGAGGTTTTTATTAATCTAAAATCGAAAAGGCCATTATCCTATCTCTCACTCTCAGGATATCATCCAAATTCATAGATACGTGTATTTCTTCAGGTAGTTCACCAAATTCTTCACCACGCACCCATTCCCCTTTTTCATTGCCCTCTTCATCTACTTCCACTAATTCAATCTCTAACCAGAGTTTGTATTTAAACTTCTTTTCTTTTGCCATAATATAGAGCGGCTACGATCCGCTAACGTTTAAAGGTAATTAGATAACTTTTTTATAGGCATTCGGAAATAACCTCCTGCATGTTCTTTTTGCCATATTGGAAGGTTCTCCATATATCCCCCTATCAAAATACTCATCTCCTTCCTCTATGATCTTGTCCGCATAATACAAGATGACATTTATATCTGTAATACGTATCTCTTCCAGACAATACATTTCATGGATGACCTTTTCCAATGTCTTTGCTGATGGATAAATCTTTCGCGTAATACGGACTGAGACTCTATTTCTGTCTTTCAGATACATCCTGACTACATAAACGATCTTCCCGGTAAAATATAATGCAATCGCTGTATATACAAAATAATTCACCATGATGAGTAATTTTAGCTCCCCTCCCGGATTTGAACCGGGACGCCCTTGCGTTACCTGTTGCCTAGGCTAAATAGGCAGGGGAGGCCATTGTTCTGTTCTTACCTGTTGTTGATAGGCTAATCTATGGTACTGCTGACTTGGTTACGCTTTCGTCGGATCATAATCGATCTCTTCTGCTTCAATCATTTCCTGTTGCACCATACTGTAGGCCAATTTCTTTGGGATTTTTGTCCAGTAATGATTCTCCCTTTCCGATATGACCTGAAGGTAATACTCCCCCTTGTACACGACAAGACCAATGGATGCGGTTATGAGTGTTTCCATGCTAATCCTCCATTTTAAGATGTTGAATAATTTTTTCCATGACGGCGATATAGCTTCCGTGGTGAAAGATCGGATTGTCCCATTTTGTCGGATTTTTATTGATCCTTTCCAGGTTTTCTTCCGCCCATGCTAACATCCTTTCCCGGATAATCGCGATCTCCATCGTATGGCAATCCTTCAGCAACGCGCGTAGGCATTGCTCGTTCGTTTTGTACTTTACGGTGGTAGGCATAGCTTAATCTTTTAAAGGTTGCCAGAACCTCAGCTGCGGTTCCAATGAGGTAGTGATAATGGTCCCTTCCGGTAGACCTAATAATTGTACACCTAACGGTGTGACGATGTAACGTTTCATATTATTGCAATTTGTTGAGCTTCCCGTGCTGGGTTCGAACCAGCGTACCCACGTACAACCAGATTGACGGGAATACCTGTTCATTCGGATACTATGTAGAAATTGTCTTTGGTCACCATATATCTTTTCCTTTTAACCATAAATTGTATCTGTTCTCATACACCCTTACATATTCTTCCTGGTCATGCACAGACATTTCACGGATGAGGGTTGCGTCTATATCCCTGGCCTCCTGCATGTCAACCCACAGATTCATAGCATGGTAAAGGAGGGTATTCACCAGTTCATAATACAGCCCCTGGCTTTGTCTCTCCTTTGCCCTGTTATAAACCCGCTCTATCGTATCTTTCAAACAGCCTTGCGTAAAGGTCATAAGTGTGGCTGCTGCATGTGAATGGCAGACATATTGATTGGCGGGGAAGATTGGAAGTGTCACCATAATAAATAATTTTAGCCCTCCTATTACAATCGAATGTAACGGCAGCGGGCACCTGTTGTAGATGCCCGCTCCGTAGGGGTGTTACTGTATTTCTTGCATTTCTTGTAATTCCTCATCAGAAAAAAGGCGACTAACATTATTGTACTCATCCACTACAGCCTTATAGGTCTTTTCTGCCCGCCTGCTGTCGGCATCATATCCATATTCGGAGCAAAAGTTCTCAAAAGAGCCTGGATCATATTTTGTTAAGCATGCTAACACACTATAAGCTGTTGGGGCTTTGGGATAGTGGATAATATCACTTTTGCCGTTATTTAAAAAACCACCCCTTGAATCAATTCTTATATAATTGAGTAGGTGCTTATAGCTGATCTTTTCACGCGGGATGTTCACTTTCTTTTGACCCATTGTATAATAGAACCCGCTGTTAGCGATTGAGTTACCAAATGTAAAGGCGTACTGCCTATTTTTTCTTTTAATGACGATAGTATAAATATCTCGAACGTCATTGTCATCATCGAAATATTTACCTGACTCTTTAAAGGTTATATCAATCGTGGTTCCTGTTTTTTCCAGGAAATCAATTGCTTGTTGTTCGTAAGACGAGATTGGTGTATTCATATAATTACAATTTGTTGAGGGCTGTATGTCCAGCGAAGGACGGGCGGTATTGCTACCCCTACAGCCTGCCAGCTATGCAGCAAAACCAATTGCCGTCATAGACTTCAGTACAATGTGCTCTACGCTGTTACGTCGATGCCTTTCTATTCGGACCTTTTTCATGGTAACATGGAAGGGTTGCGCCGGATAGGTTAACTGCTTATCATTATGGGCTTTTACTAGCCGTTCTAAAACCTTGTTGCAATCCTTTTCTTTGATAAACAGTTTTAGCGGTTGATCCCCCATTATTCCCGTTATCTTCACGTAGTTAATACATGCTGGTGCATCGATTGAACCGTATTCCATTACATGGAGATACACCTTTTCGTATAACTTCTTTGGCAGCGCATAGGTGGTGTAATACCTGCCTACCTTTACAACAGTTGCCATAGGCCATTGCGCTTTAAATTGTTCCACACGTTCGTGAAACATGGTAATGTGAACATTCATATAATTGCAATTTGTTGAGGTCTCTAAGCGCACTCGACTACGCCACTACCACATATTAATGTGGCCGTCTACCCTTAACGTATAGAGACAAGTGAGTGCCTACTTTATATAGGCATTCAATCCCAGGATGACCCGCTTACCGTCAATGGTAATGCTTAACGGCTGGTTGCCGTTCGTGCTGGCTATGATCATCGTCTTACCTGACGCGCTTGGCCGCTTGCTGATCGGCAACGTAACGGTTAATACTTCGATGTCATCTTTCTTTTCGATCTTGGCGATAACATTTGACATGGTACTGATTGTTGTTGAGCCGTCCATAACGGAGTCGAACCGTTACCCCCGGTGCTCAGTCCAGTGCACTACCCTTGTGCTAAGGGAAGGACGCTATCTTACGATAGCCTAAAACAAATGGCAGCCGCGGGGGCTGCTCACATACACAATAATAGATACGATCAACAAAAGGGCAACGTACGTCAACATCATTGCCAGGGTTTTTAAACGATAGGATTTCATATGATTGCTATTTGATGACGATTTTACTAAGATCATAACCGCGCGCTACCAATTCATTCTCCGTAGCACGAAGGCTTTTTTTCTCTTGTGAGATACGGCCAATGATGTTATCACCCAGATAGGTATCCCAGCCGCTGGCCTTCTTTTCTTCCAATTCGGCCAGATGTATTACTGACAACCTATAATCCCTTAACAATTGCCGGTTGGTCATCTCTTTAGCACCTTGCCGGAATTCTTTATCTGTGAAATAGTTAGCGCCGTTGATAGTATACATAGTCGTAAGTTTTAGCATCCATCCCCGGACCTTGCACCAGGATAGCGGGCTTTAAACCCTTGTGGATGAGATATACGGGGTCTAGGTAAGGCTAGACCCCGTTTAAGCGATTGTCAGGGCCTTTAATATTCCCTAACATCCTTGAATCTGGCATCCATTGCCCTTCTCCTTTCAGCCATACTAATAACCGTTTCCCTGACCATAGTGGCGGAGCAATCCGCACTGTTGATTAATATAGCTTCATTCAATGCGACAATTGCCTTATGTATAGCTGCTAATCGTTCGATGTTCTTTGACTGTTCTTCTGTGAGCATAGAGTAAGACATAATAAATAGTTTTAGCACCCCTGTCCAGTCATGAGCCGGACAGACTGCCTACACAGTGAGGGGTTAGAGGCCTGAAAGTATCACTTCAGTATAGCTTTCAGGAACATATCCATCATATTTATAGTCATATCTTACCGTGTCCCCCGCTTTGAAGCCGTTGTCATACTCGTTTATAATTACTTTTGAATGCACGTAGTAAATCGTTTTTTGTGTAGCGAGTATACGATATTTTCGCTTGCTTGAACAGCCGGTGATAAAGATGGCTAGTGTTACGATTATGAATATTGCTTTCATATTGAATAGTTTTAGCACGTTCACCAATCACGAATTGGCGGCATACATATGTCCCGTGACATACTATACTGAACGTGTAACCGCGTTACTCCCTGCCTTGCCGTCTTATCCGTGTGCCATACTATGTATGACCAGGGTGCGCCTGCTGTCCGTGCGGACAGTGTGCAACAAGAATCGAATTATCAGCTCTTGCGAGTAACAGCTATATGATCCTGGTAAATAGATGTAGAAACACCTGAGAGAGAGTCATATAACCACTAACAGCCCATGCCTGATACAGGGTTGCGGTCCCGCCAATTGAATGGCCCGTCTTTCAATGATCTGGCATAAAGGTAGTAAAACATTTGTTTTAACCAAATTAAAACACGTATTTTTTTGTTAATAGGTTCAAAAAAGATTTTTTTATGTGCAACCACTTATTTATCTTAGAAGTCTAATAGGATAAGGTTTAATGGTTGAGGGGCATTTGATTAGAGCAAGAGAGGACAACGGACGTCCTCTCTTTTTTTATCTTGCTTCTCTTGCTCTTAATATAACCTGCGATTTGCTTTCAAAAGAAAAGGTCACTCATTTCGAGTGACCTTTGTCGTTATGGTAATGGTTGCGGAGAAGATTATTTGTTGAGCTTGTCGAACCGCTCTTGCACTATGCGGATGAGATGTTCGTTGATCTCTGCAAGGGCTTGGCGTCCTTTCATGGTGATATTGTAGTAGACCCATTTGCGGTGTTTGGTCCTGGTGATGTATTTAAGTTCAAGAAGTCTATTAATACTCCGATTAAATATCGCAGAGAAAATACATTTATTATCTTGACACGCAACACGCAATTGCATTGCAGGATAACCACGTGTTGCTGTTGATAATGCATCCAGGATTTTAACATCCAGCTCCAATAACTCAATCTTTGCACTTGTATTTATTGCATTAATAGCCCTAAATCCTGTGCTCCAATAATTTATTGGTGTTATTATGGTTGCAACCGAATACATTTAAGGTGTGATACGATGAAAGTATGGTCCCATTTTAAAACAATTTTATACCGATCGGTACAGAATGTGAGAGTAGATAAAATAAAAATTCCCCACCGATAGGGTAGGGGAGACAGTGAGCAATGCTATTTAACATAATCTTTGTTATAGGACAGAATGAAATCGGATTATTCACGCGTTGTCAACACATTACGCATATTCAAAAAAACTCATCCGACCCCCACCCCCTCGAAAAAATCGCGTTTTCCCCCCGCCGCGCGGCCCCCGCCGTCATATTCATTACCCCAAATATACGGCATTCACAATAATTTCCAAACTTAATCAACATTTTTTTGATACACTTAATTATCGGTGGGAGTTGGTTTGTCTAGTACTTTGTCAAAAGTTTCAGCCGTATTTTTAATATCTTCTATAAACATTTTCAACAAAGCTTCAGCTCTCTCAGGAGATTCCCGCAGAACCTGGGCGTAGATGCCCGCAACAGCTCGTGCTAAAACAACTAGCTGCGCTGCTTGCCCTTGAGCAGGGTCTGATTTCATTAAAGCAGATCGAACGGGATCAGAACAAAAAAGTTTCTTGTCTACCTTCTCAATCGCTTCACCATTAAAAAAGCAGTGTATTTCCAATAGCATTCTCATCATCAATTCATTTGCGGGTTAATTATGTTCTCAGAATGAGTACGTATTACACGATGGTCGAGTGCATCTTGTAATAAATTAGAAAAGATCTCACAGATCTCGCCAGTGCTAAAACCTGGTTGTCCTGCGAAACGATGGCATATGCCCGCCAAGGCTGAAGTTAGGATAGGCATTATAGTGTTGAGATATTGCTGCGGCACCTTTTGTACCTGCATTTGTTCATGGTGATCAGAAGATGAGAAATCAATCACGCATTCGGCAATGTCATGGTGATAGGTCATGTACATGGATAGTGTTTGTGTATGCATGTTTTAGAGTTTGCCTAGAAGTTGCTTATAATTAGCAACGCTTGCTCTGCTGAAAATGGTACGAGGGGAAATAGCCTCCATCTTTGCAGGCCAATCCGGTTCCTTAATATTTAAAGCGTCATAACAATTATCGATGTGATGGGCACATATATTCAGTCGGGCAGCAATCCACTTTTTTGGTTTGCGTTGGTAATATTCCAGGATAAAAGAATTCACCTTTTGTTTCTGAGAAATCGGTTTTATACCTAATTTTTTACAGTGATAAATAACAGTAGTATCGGGCAAATTCAATTCATCCGCCATATCCTGGTAAGTCAAATACTGATAATGCATCAGTAGGAAAGCATGCAGTTCCGTATAATCATTTTCTGTCATGATGTAAATTAATAACGAACGGGGATAACACGTGTCGGCAATCCTCTTTTCTTTGCCAATGTAATCATATTTTTCGTGCCTTTGGATTTTTTATTCCAAAAAGCCACCAGGGCATGGCCATATTGTGCCATGCAGTAATTACGGTACGGACCAGCTGATTTGCCCATTTTTGCCCAAGGCGCCACGCCGATGGTGAGGTAGTAGCCCCGCTCTTTTGCATAGCGGGCAGCCATGGAATCGGTGGTTGGTTTTTCCACAACTATTCCATTCGGAAGCATTTCCCAGCGCCGATTATCCCCCACAACGATCTCGATAGGTATCCCTTCTTTGACCTTGTTTGCCAAAACGGCATCCATCGTATGGCAAAAGAATTCATAATCCTCATAGAGACGCCCCCCGCTAACGATGCAACGAAAACAATCGATATCGAGTGTGATACTTTTTATACAATTTTCCAAAAACTCACGTTTCATCGAAGTAATCGGTGGGATTTTGCTGCCAAAATTTTGTTACAGATTTTGTAACGGATTAGTATTGGTTATGAGAACTTTATAAAGATTCTTACAAATATAGAATTCAGTGTTTGTTACAATATTTTAACTGAATATTAAGGAGTTAAGTACTAAAAAACAAAAGTACAAAATATTTTTCCTTTATTGCGAGTAAAAATAAAAAAAATAATAGTGTATATTTTTTTCTTGGAAAAAATAAAAAAAAATGAAGAGGCAAAAAAAAATATTTTGTATATATAGAAACGTCTTTTTTTTTGTACTTTTGTTTTTTTCTATTTTAGCACGCTGATAATCAGCGCAAAAATTGTAACAAACATCCAATCCTACATTTGTTACACATATCGATAATCTCCTGTTTTTCAACACCTGTTCCGTACAAAATCTGTAACAAAAAATTTCCGAAAACTGCCCAAATCGCCTCTTTTTGGCTTAAAACAGGACATGTGATGTTCAAAGCGACCTCCATTACAACCACAAATTAACCAATCAATAATCCATTGATTAGGGTTTCCCCCGTTTTTCGCCCCAACATCCGGTTTCACCCCTCCTTCAGGATCGTTCGTAGGCCGTTTTCAAGCGCTGTCAGGCGCTTATCAAGCCCTTGGCGGTAGGCAAGGCCTCCCCTTCTGCTTAAAACGCCTAATGGCCGGTTTAAAAACCGTTCCCCAAAAATCCCTAAAACGCATTCAAACTTTCAACATATATCGAAAGCTACTATGCAATGCGTTTTTGATACTTTTTTATCCAAAATGTACGATTGAGTGTCGAAAGTTTTCGTATTTTCCGCCCCCAAACCCCTACAAAAATGATAGATGTCACCAGGATCGCCCCCCTCAATTGGATACAGGACGCGGACGGTAACCGCCATCCTGTCACTTCGCTTACGCTGGGGTCCGTGCGTTACAGCCCCTTGCAAAGGGCGGTATTCCATACCACATTGATCAATGGTAGGGTGCCCGCGGAGTGGTATCCGATCCCCCTCACCCTGGATCTCATGAAGGAATTAGGCTTTACCTTAGCTGAAGAGCCAGGACGTATAAAGATCATGATGGACCCGAAAGCCTATTGTGACTTCGATTACCTATATTATTTGTTCGAACCTGCCAATTATGGAAAAGCCAGTAGTTTTGTCATTCAAGAACGTAGGGGCGTATATACGTACCAGCTTGAATATCTTCACGAATTCCAACAGGTGTTTGAAACGATAACAACAGAACCTTTAATCCTCAATCTATGGTCAACGTATCAGAGCTAATGTTAGGCAACTGGGTGATGTATCTGGGGGAATATGCGGTAATAACCCTGCTACACCCGGAAAGAATAGAGATTAATACGCCGATGAAAAAAATTAAATGCGACCCCTCAGCTGAAGAAGTCACACCCATCCCCCTGACACCGGAGCTGATGGAAAAGCTTGGTTGGCATTGCACAGAGAACACGCGGCATAAGAAATGTTACAAACCCACTGAAAAGAAAAGCGATTTAGATGGCTTAGTTTTTAACTTTGGCGCCTACGATTTCGTAAGGCCCAAAAACATGCATTATAACATCATCGCCATCCGCTATCTCCACGAACTCCAGAACCAATACCGCTGGGAAAACGGGAAGCCCCTTTTAATAAATTTATTTGATATTAAAGAATAATCATTATTTTTATTCAAACAGTTAGAAGTTTTGTAAAGCAATCCGGCCCCGATATCTATCAGGGCCTTTTTAAATTCCTTACTATGATCAATGAAACCGAAGTACAAGCCTTGCAGCAGCTCTTTGCTAAGTTCGACCACAAGGATCTGACGCGTGAACAGCTGGAGAGGATCCACTTACTGATCTTCACCGGTCCGGATGCGGCACTAACGGCAAAGGTACGCTCGGCATATTCAAAAGACATGGCCCTTACTATTGAATATCTGATGGACCTGATGGTCTGTGAAAAGTTGTTTTCCGCACAGGCAATATTAGACTATATCAATAAGAAGGGAAAAGAATTGGCAGATTGGTTTGATGCCTATGTAGCCATGACGCCGGAAGAGCGCCGAACAGATGATACGAAGCGTGAATTACGATTGAGATATTACCGAACGCCTAAAAACTGATGCATGATACAAGAAAAAGATTTGGATATTTTTCGGCGGTTCGTCCTTTCCTTTGGGCAAGAAAAGATGAATGGATATGACAATTGGGAGTTTTTATATTGTGGTGTATTTAAAGAAGATCTTCTTGATTTTTATGATAGAGGGGATGTCATACCTTTACGACTGGCCAACCTGATAGAATATTTTATTAAGATTGTGATGCTTAATGATCTTGAAACGGCGGAAGCGCTACGGGAATATGTGGGGACTTGTGAACCGATAAAGCATAAAATTACCACTATAATGACTGAATCGCCGAAGCACACGTTTCATAGATATGTGATGATAGCAGGAGATAAACCAGAAAATAATTAATCATGACTGAAGAACTAATCACCTATCCGACCGCCATCCTTGCACGAAAGAAGGGTTTTGATGAGCCGTGTAGGCAAGGATGGGAGTATTATGAGTTTAATGGCAAGATATATGGGCCTAAAGAAATATCTGCTGAAGGGAATAATTACGCACCACCAAATGAAATGTATTATGAATATGCAAGAAATTTAGATGAGCCTACGCGCAATGCACTAGGTTTAGCTGAGAAAGTATTTAAACTCCCATCATTCAAAAATTTGTTGCTCCCTCCCTGGCTATACGCACGTCCCACCCAGGACCTGCTGGAGAGGTGGTTGAGGGAGGTACATGGGATAGATATAATGATGGTCCGCTATCCTGGATGGTCCGCTATCCTGGATGGAATGATACATTAGGACGTCCTGTTCCGCCACAATTTTCGGCAAATGTTTATGACAGGATCGGAACTGAATTATCTAATATGGTATTTAATGGTATTAGATTCGATACTCACGAACTGGCCCGCGAAGCCGCTTTACAACACGCTTTAAATTTGTTACCGGATGCATGAAGAATTGGTATCATTTGAAACAGCTGTCCTTGCAAGGCGCAAAGGGTTTGATGAAGTGTGCAGAAATGTTTTTTACGCAGACACACAACCTCCTCGTGCAATAGGAGAACCAACTATCAATCAATTAGTAACAAGAGCCTTTGAAATCGTGGAAGCAGGTAATAGAGATAGGGAAACAATTGAGGCAATGAAAATTGAAATCGAATCACATAAAACACAAAATTCCAAATTGCCGCTTTACATTTACGGGCGCCCTACCCAAGATCTCATCGAACGCTGGCTCAGAGAGAAGCATAGGATTATTTCAGGACAGGCCCCTATACTCAAAGAAAATCTCATATCCGGATACCTGGCGGTAGCTTTTGCTTTGGATAATGTAGATCCTAAAACGCCATTGTATCAAACACGATATGAAACGTTTGAAATGGCGCGGGAGGTAGCTATTCAGAAAGCTTTAAATTTATTACCTGATGCATAGCACAGACTGGCAAGTAAATGAAATCATATACGGGAACGGTTACTATGCGCTCCTTTTGGTTGAAAATGGATATTCATTTTAAATTCAGTAAACTCGATGTATAGCGTTGATGATAGATTAAATGTAGTATTAGCGCGTAACATTAAAATGTATAGGAAAATGTATGAATATACCCTGGAAGAATTGGCAGGCAAGCTTAATACGAGTAAGGGTGATATACATAACTGGGAAAATGAAAAATCAATCCGTCATCCTTCGATTACCAGCTTAATAATATTATGTGATATCTTTCATTGCACACCAAATGATCTCTTAGGTTATTCAAAATGATAACATGCACAAACTAAAAGATGAAGCAGTCACCAGGGAGACGCAGTTATTAGCCGCAAGGAAAGGCTGTAAGCTGGTTTCTTTCGTAGGTCCCGTCCTCGTGCGTCAATCGTCTGGAGAGGTGATCATGTCTGAAATGGCCGGCATCACGCAGACGCTATTGGCCAGGTGGTTGAGGGAAGGGCATAAAATTTATGTATGGGTTGAACCAGACTGGGAGAATTTCGTCACGAACAAGGGGTTTGAATTTGGATTCTATGGAGTGATTCTGCATCATAATAAAATAAATAACACACCTGTATTTAATAACTACGAAATGGGCATGGAAGAAGCATTGAAGTTTGCATTAAACCTATTACCAGACATTACAACAGCACCAGATGCAAAGACCGATACTCCGTAAGCAGAGCAGAGCTATCAGCCATAGCTGGACGCAGGCGCCTCCTGAAGAACAGGTGATTAAAGGCTCCATTATTTATAAATGTAATTGCGGCATGTGGAAGCAAAAACGGAAGCAAAGGGGCAGCGCAATGTATAATTATGCCTGGAAGCGACTGGGTGCCGCGCATTAAGCAACCGCTGCCTATCTGCACTTTAACTGCACTCCCAACATTTCCCGAAGTCAAAGCACGGAAGAAACCGCTGGTGGTAAATGGACATGTCTTTAAGAATAGTCCTTGGAAAAAAGTTGCTGCGAATAAGGAAACAAGATCAGGTATATGTATATATTGTGACTTGGAGCGTTATCAAAAACGTTATAATGGTATTGGCTCAGCTCATTCTGTTGTAGGCTATAAAGAGAAAGGAGGATCGCTTGTGAAATACACCGGCGTAAAGTTACCGCCGTGTAATAGAAAGGAAGGGGATAATATATGAGTACCGCAATCAGTCCTGCACGAAAGCTAAAAATCCTTCATAAGTACATGATTGAATTCATCGAAAAATGGCCTAAAAAGATTATGTCTTTCGATGAATATATTGCAGTGCATTTACAAAAAAGAGCAAAAGAAGGCCAGCAGATAGCACAGAAGAAGTTTAAAGCCACGTGTAGATATTGCAGGCGCAATTTTGATGACTTTGGATTAGATAGAACAAAGGATCATGTGGTTCCCTTGTCGCGCGGAGGCCTGGATCATAAGGAAAATAGGGTAGATTGCTGCTATGGTTGTAATCAATGGAAAAAAGATCGTCCATTGCATATTTGGTTAAAGGAGATTGAGCGCCTAATAAAACAGAAAAAGATATACAGTAACGAATATACCATACAGAGAATGGAGCTAATGGGAGTGAATATAAAAAGGGTTTTGGACGAAGTAAAGAGAAATGAGAAGAAAGCTTCGAAATACAAGGTGAAGAAAAAGGACTGACCATCTGTGTGAGCGGTTAGCACGCGGTCTGCAAAACCGTGCAGCAGGGTTCGACTCCCTGGATGGTCTCTGTTTTGAAGTTAGAACACATCAACAACACGCCCTGCGTTTCTACGCGGGGCTCATTTTAAAACGGTGGCGCCTCCAGCAAAGTAAAACGTTTACCCCGGAAGGGAATACTGTTATACCGTTCGATCGCATCGACATCGAAAAAGACTTTATTGTAATCACACCACTCTCTTATGGCCTGGTTGAGTTTGTGCATGGTAAGGCGATAGCGTGGATGAATGCCGTTGGTATTGCAATAAAGGTCATAGGCTTGTTTAAAACTTTCGTTGGAGATGAAGCCACTACGTAACCAGAAGTCCCATTGTTCCTGGATAAATCCCCGTGTGGCGAAGTGATAGGTTTGATCGAACTGTTTGAGCCATCCGGTAGGGGAAAGATCGGTCGCAGGAATCTTACCATCAGATTGCAGGTATCGTTGTATCGCGTGATGCAAAAGGTGATCGTAGGCGGCCCATTCCAGGTCATTCCAATCGTAGGGAAAGAGTCTACCGAAGTGCCCGTCCACACCGCCGGAATGGGTAAAAAAGGAGGTAAACTCCAGTGGCCGTATGCGTCGTCTAAGTCCTCCATCAACATTATCATAAGAATAATTGGTAAGGACCAGGAACTTGCACATTTTATCAGGCGGGATAACGATTTCATCTTTAAAGAGATTTTTTTTAGTGGCGTGTCCCATGGAAGGTTCTTTCAGAAAGCTCCAGTCAAAGCGCTTAGGGACATCGCTGATGACCAGGAGCTTTTCGTAATTCCAGGACTGGAGAAGCTTTTCATTCAACTGGACTTGTGAGCCGGCCACTACCTTCACCGTGGTGATATGGGAGAGCAGGTTGCAAAGGAGGTTTTTGCCGGTGCCACCGCCTTGTCGGGGATCTTCGCACTTTTCGACAAGGGCGAAGATGTAGCCCATGGTTTCATCTTTGTAGTCATGGATGATATAACCCAGGACTTGCCATAAGTAGTCGGATATGCCGAGGGCCTTTTCCAGGAATTGATAAAAAAGCGATTGGGTAACATCACCTTCAAAAGATTGGTAATCTCTTTGGATGATCTGTTGTTCCCAGATGAGCCAGTGAGAAATTTCGCTGTATGAATGAAAAGAAATTTCCGTAGCCCAGATCTTGATAAAGCCGTTATTATAAAACTTGAAAGAGGTATGTTTCGCACTTGTAAGAATATGACGTTCGTCTAGCTCCTCGATCCGGGTAATAGTAAACTCGCCAGCCTTCTGAACAAAAGCTTCGAATGCGTTGCGGATAGCTTCGAGAAAATCTGCTTCTTCTTCTACGCAGTAAGATTTCAGCGTATCGTAGAACAGCCGGTCCGTGACAGACCGGACGATATAGCCATCGATCTGTACGACCTTGCCGTTGTAGTGCCGAAAGCCGAGTCCGGAGGCTACGGTGTACAAGCGTTCCCGGTTGATCTTGACCACATCGTCTATATCGTCCTGCACCCAGTAGGTGCCGTGTGCGTATGTCCTGCATAGGCGGTCTTTTTCTTTGGTATATAATTCTTTGGCGGCGGAAGAGACGTTGCCGGGTAGGTCATCGCCGCTGAGGATCTTGGAACGTACGAGGCGTTGTTCTATCCGGGACTTTATTTTGCCGTAGCCCTGTTCGACGAGGTATTGGTAGAGGGCTTTTCCATCTCCATTAAATCGAAGTCGGCAGAGCAGAGCGGAAGGACTGTAGGCGGTCGAAGGTTCCAGGTGGGTGCTGGAAGTGAAGATATAGTATAGTCGGGACCCGACAATGAAGGAGGCACTGATACCAGCAGATTTACCCGGTCGTGTAAAATATCGATAACTGCTATTTCTATTTCGAAGCCGGCTCCATCCTTGATCAGTAAGGATCTCTTCAGCGGCAGGTGAACCATTAAAATGTTCGAATGGATTTTCATCATAATAGTCATTTTTACTTTTGGGTAAGGGAGGGGCTGCTGCGACCTTGATCTTTTCATCAAAGCTCCTCGCAAGATTGATCAGGGCTTCACGTTGTTCCCAGGTATAGACGGGAAGCGGTCGATCTTTATAGATCTGGTAACCCAGGGAGGGGGGAGCCACAACGTAGCCCCCCTCCCCCCTTGTTTCGATCCCTGCCTGCGTTGATCCCGCCGCAGTGGCAAGTTTCTGGTTACCGGGTATACCGGGCCTATCTATCCGGTATAATATGTGGTAGCCGCCCGAAGGCGTGCTGTGGATACGGATGGTCTCCCATAGATCGGGGTATAACTCCCGGATCGCTTCAAAATACCGGGCATCAATGCCCGGCCAGTTCTTTACATCAATGTCGATCGCTTCCAGGTGGCCTGAAACCTTGCCGCAGATCATGGCGACGGCGGCGGTATTGTGGCGCTCCATCTGGCCCCATAATTCCTGTTCGGTGGTAACGCGCTCCTGGTATTGTTTCCACTGGGCGTACGGTGTTTTGGGCGGTTTGCCTTTGTCTTCGTGATCCCGAACGGGGATGACAGAGATACCGGCATGGAGGAGCGATTTTACTTGCTCCCAGACGGCGGAGAGGGTTTCGCCCATGTCTTTTGATATAGGTAGCGTTATGCAATGTTGTTTAATAAGGGTAATCGGGACCGGTAGAATACAGATCAGGGTCAGCGCATGAAGATGTCGCAGTGAATTTCATTTCCTCCAATAGAATTCGACATTGGGTAATAAAATTCGCGAGATCGGCGATCGATAACACTTTGGCTGCCTGTCGTCTCTTTTCATCTATAATGATCAACACTTCATCAGGCGAACAAGGTCGGATTGTTATTCCGATTTCATCTATATTAATTACGTTCATTTTTCAAAAGTTTCAATGTACCATTCATAAAAAGGTTGCATGCTACGCGCGATGAAGTAGAATCCGCCAGCTGATTCAATAGCGCATTTCTCATCCCATTGCTCATCGCGCATGCTGTCACGACCGACCTTCACTTCGATCTTCACGGTTTTGCCATATATGATGGCGTCGATGTCGGGCGTGCCGCGCCGGGTAGTGCCTTTTGTGTATGTAATTCCTTCCGCATATACCGGCTTATTAGTGAAAGCTTCGTAATATACAATCTTCCGCCCCATGCGCGCCTGTCCCTGCGTGTTGATTCGGTTAGCGTAGTGACCTTTGAGTTTTAAGAATTTCATAATAATTTTGGTCAGGCCATTCGTGTTCTTTTCTGAAGGTATTGGTATTTGGTAGCTATCTCCGCCGCCTGATTCATAAAAGGCGGGTGATCTTTTTTTAAGATCCGCATAGTACATGCGTTTATATTCTGCGCGCCAACTTTTTTGAGAAAGGCTCATGCGTTCATATTTATGTTTTTTAACATGGCAACGTTTACAAAACCATCTAACATCTAATGGTTTCGAATAATCATCGTGGTGCATTTCAGTTTGTGTTGCGCCGCATATTTCACAAATCTGCCGTAATATTTTTCCACTCTTTAAAGCGTTACGTGCTTTTGAACGACAAATATTCTTCAGCAGTTGGTCAGGAGAATGATTTCTAGCTTTCTTCTTCTCTTTATCCTCCATTTTTTTTGCACATTCCCTGCAATACCGACTAGAAGTCCAGCGTGTCTCCTCGATAGGCGCATTGCATGAAGAGCATTCTCTTTTTCTTTGCCCCACCTTTCGAATCTTGCGCGCAGCGTCTCTTCCATGTTCCATATGAAACCATTTTTATAAAAACTGCACCCGCACATAGTCTACTTTCCTGCCCCCCCACTCGCCCCTGGCCGGTCTGCGCTCCAGGATGTCTACGACCACCCCTTCCCAGCCATATTCATTGGTGAGGACATCATCAACAGCCAGGGGCATGTCAGCGGGAATGATCATCGAGACGCGTCCTTGCTTGGCTTGCAAAAAGTGAGGGATCTCTAGCTCATGCAGGTAGTTTTTCCTCTCCTGAGCTGCCGCCACTTCCCCTTCCAGCTTGCTGCCATCCAGATTCCAGACATGTTGCGGGTTCGTCTTGATAAGATGCGCCATTGAGTTTAGATTTTTTAATGAGAAAAAATTGACGCGGAAGTCCTGCCGCCAATGTTCCGCTGAGCTTGATAAGCTCCGCCAGCGATCCACGTTGCTTAATGTCCCCGCATTCCAGTTCATATATTTCTGTCATAAGAAAATAAGTATAAGAAGAACAATTAATATGCTGCCCAGGCAGAAGATTAACACCCACAAGGCGTTTTCTTGCTCAGGGGTTAGTTTGATTCGCATAACGCAGCTTTAATTTTATTCAAAATAATACGCGCTGTCGCTATGCCATTATCGGCTACAAAATTTGTGTCGGTATACGGTGCTGCGGCTTTAAGGCCGGCCATATACCCTTGCCACCAACATAGTAGATCGGCTAAATTATCATGTGCCTGCCGAGGTTCCTCAATTTCTATGGTGATTATCTTTTTCATGCGCTGACAATATTAGCATCCTCCATTCCTACAAGCGTATCGATTTGCGCCTGCGATAGCGCGTAGGACTGCCTGAGCTTTTCGATCAATCCTTTTTCCCCTTTCTGGATGCGCTCCACTGCTTGACCGAAAGCTTTATCTGTCAAGGGCGGTTTGGCGGATGATTTTTCCTGAACAGGAACGTCTACTGTCACGTAGCTCCCATCTACAGTGCCGATCTCCGATTCGTCCATCATACCGAGACCGCAGATGCTCAGAGTAGCGCGGCGCTTGGCTTTGGTTTCTGCCACCATTTTTGCATTGGAGAGTGGGGCACCTTTAAGCCCTTCCAGCGCAACCACGCCGGTGGCGATGTCTGTTTTCCCCTGCTTATCCCGAACTTTACAGGTAACGACATAGGTGCTATCATGCTGTACCTCGCCGGTGAGATCGGTGACGCTGATGCCATGCACTTTACGCAACTGTTCGGTAGCATCCTTCTTCGCATAGAGTACTTCTTTCCCCTGGAATTTAATAATGGCAAAGGGTTGCGTAAGGGGATTGAGTCCTAATGAATCGCAGAATTGGCGATAATAGATGACTTTTTGTGTATCCGTTAATTTGGAAAGATCCCCATGGATGACGACGGACGAGAGGACATCTTCGGTGCTGGTAGTCGTGAGTTGTTGGGACATATATTATATATTGGTTGATTGGTTAAGCAGTTGCGCCATTTTGCGCCGGGCGCTTTTCTTGGCCAGAGAGATCAAATGGGTACGCATATCCCGTTGCAGCTGGTCCTGCACGGCCTCCCGGCGTATTTTCCCTTTATTGATGTGTACTATTTTCATGGGTCAGGATGTTGCGAATTTTTTGAATAGTTGTCGGGTAGCCATACCCCTTCATCAAGATTTTTTTGATCGTATTGACATGTACCTCCGCCCTGCGTGCCGTATCGCTCAGCCAACCATACCCCGCAACGCGATCTTCGAGCTGCCTTAACTCGCTCTCGCTCAGCACTTCAAAAATTTCTCTGACTTTTTTCTTAGATATTAGTGTCGAATTCATTGTCGAATTGGATAGCGTTTAGTATATTGCATCCATCACGATCAAATATAGTCACATGTAGTCACACACGATCACATGTGATCAATTTTTGACGAGATTTCAGTCAATCAAAATTTTTTTGATTGAACGTTGAAAAAAAATCAAGATTTACCCCAAAACGTTTCACAAATGGCAAAGCAGTCACTTGCACAGCCACCTCTCCGTTCCCTGATTGACGAAATAATACAAGCGTCCGGGTATACGTTGGATCAAACTGCTATTGCCACGAGAGCAGGCGTAGCACGGGAGACCATAAGCCGGTGGCTGACGAGGGAGAAAAAAAACAAGCCGGCCCCTCAAGAGTTGCTTTACAAGATCAAAGTAGCGCACAAGAAATTTCTGAAGCCTGTAATGGCCAAAGTAGAAGAAGAGAAGGTGTTGAGCGAACAGGCGAAGGAAATTATCAGGCTTCGGGCCGAAGTCGCTTATTTAATGAGTATTGTTTTTTCTTCTTTACCAGCGAAGGATAGGATGGAGGCAGAGGCAATAATCGAACAGGACCGATTAGCGCAGCTGGAGAAATGGAAAGCTGAAGGTACTTTTTAGGTTTCTTTCTACGCATGACGAGGCTTTTAACTATTGATAATCCGACTTTATTTTAAGGGGGGGAGATAAATTTAGTTAAAAAAATTATAACTTCAAATTCTAATCAATATTTTTTTGATTAATAACCAGAATCAATAACCGAAATCAATTTTATGAGTACCGATTTAATTAGGCCGGGAAAACCAATGGATGATGCCACCTTTGTAAAATACCTAAGACAAGGCAGTGTCCCCGGTAAGCTTGTCATCAAAGGGAAAACAATCATCACCTATGATTTTCAAATTATCATTCAAACCGCTGACGCTCGTTTTGGCGGTTTTTCCTATATTTTACGCGCCGGAAATTTCTTCAGAGAACATACGGACATAGCAGCTATCATATTTTTTATAGGAAAGAATTACGGAGAAATTCTTTGTCAAATAGACCCGCAAAGCGATCATTTGCGAAACAATGCTACTGCTATTGAAGTTGTGCAGAAAGATGATGATGTCAAATTTAAAGTGGGAAAATCGGATAGCAAGAGAATCATAGAACAGTTCCTGGAAGTCGCAAAAGCTAATGGGCAAATGATTCCCAAACCCATAAAACAAGGTGCTTCTGTCATCGTCGAGTGTTCACTGGTTCCAGTTTCAGGACAAAAATTCTACCAAGTTAAAATTGAGAAAATAGAAAGAAACGAAAACGAAGCCAATGAAAGCAACTATCATAAAAAATTGAAATACAATCAAAGATTTATCCAAAATGTAAAACCAGCAAAGGAAAGACCGGATACTGATATTATAGAAAGAATAAAAAAGGCGACGCCCACAAAAGGCAAAATAATTATCGATGTTACCCCGACAATGGCAGAAGATATAATGATGCTTAATACAAAAAATAGGCACATTTATCTGGAAGAAGTTTTTGGACATGCGGAACAAATGGCTAATGAATTATGGATTGATACAAACCAAGCAACTATTGGGATTGATATTAATGGGAAATTGTACGATGGGCAACATAAATTGTTAGCGATGATAAAAGCGGGTAAAACATACAATATGGTTATTTTTACCGGCTCACCGGTTGAAGCCTTCGAAGTTGTTGATTCTGGTAGGAAAAGAACTCCAGGCGATACGCTTTCGGTTGAAAATGTGCCCAATGCCAATCAGGCAGCCGCCTGCGTAAAGTTTATTATTTTGTTGCTAGAATATGGTGTAGTGACGACTAAGCGTGTCAATGTTACTAATCACGACATCAACAAATGGATCAAGGATGAGCGGAATTATAGAAAATTGAAAGAGTGCATGTCTTGGGCTGATACGGTGCCCAAAAAAAACGCTCCTAAAACCATGTTGACTTTAACGCAATGGACTGGTATGTACTATGCCTTCACATCGAAGCACAAAACGGAGGGGCATACTTTCATGGAAAAGTTAGCTACGGGAGAGGGAATCAGTAGGTACGATGGCTCACAAATTTATTTCTTGAGGAAAGAGCTTTTAAATTGGGGAAATAAAGCTGATAGGGCAAATGGCAGAACCTCCTCGAATGCCAAGGTCCACTGGATGATAGAAGCGTGGAATTTATATAGGGAGCGGGATGGAAAAGGGCGCCCTGTCGAAATTGAAAAATTGAAAGTTGATACATCGGCTAATGAACTTCCAAAGATCTCCAGATAATGAACTTCGTAATTAATACAGTGACTGCGATAGTGGAAATTGAGCTGGGCGAGATAGGATACAAAGAGGCCGATGTGATCCGTCTGCTTGAATTTTTAGGCTATCCCGTAAAATTTGGTGACGAATGAAAACCTTCCCATCACAATACGAACGCGACGGCGACACCTGTCCTATCTGCGGCAAGCAGGATCAGAAAGACGCCATATTCGTGCCTATTGCGGGCACGCAAGATGAAAGTGGTAACATTGAGGCCAAAGTAGTACATGTGGACTGCTTGTTGGAGTCGGTGGTATTTGTGCCCATGAATGTTGAAAAGAAAGGTATTGATGGCATATTTATATTTATTACCGGTTAACCCAATCAAAAAAAAATTGATTAAATAAATTTTATTTTTTCAAATTATTTAATACATTCGTTGCGGGGCGGGGGTCAAGGAATTCATATGATTGCAATTTGTATCGAAGGCCAGGGAACCCGCTCCATTTAACTTTCATCCTATGAGCATCTTTGTGACGCATTATTGCGTTTATTATAATCCACCTGATTATCCTGGAAAATTTGTGCTTAGGCGTTGGTTCATTGTTGGTTCAGGATCTCCCAAACCTAACCAACTGCCTGACATGATCGAGGATAATTACGCACCCATCGAAACGCATCTCCAGCGGTTAGGGCTTCATAGATTAGAGCGTTTTCAAAACGACGATCCCTGTATTAAAGAAGTTTGGCTATGAGCCATAAGGCAAATCTATTGATTATTGCGGCTCCGGCGCATATGAATCATTTAATGAAGGCCGCAGATCTATTTGATGAGGGAAAGGTCCTGGGTGACATTCAATGGATTTCGATTACTTATGAAGAGGGGGTCGCTATAGACCTGGAAAGAGCCTACAAATTAGTTGAAGCTTGGCAAAACGTGGAAGAAAAAGAATTTATTATTAGCTTAGTTCATTTGGTGAGTGTAGACGTAGGCGATGTTATCATCTTCAACAAAGGGAAATTGAAGCCGTTTTGGAAGAAAGATGTCAGGATTATTTCGAATGGTAATAAGTTTTTCATGTTGGATGATTACATAAGGCACTTAGGCTTTAAGGTAAAAACGGATGAGCACAGATATATAACTGAAATTGAATGAGTGTTTATTTAAAGGTGAGGGTTACCATCTATACCTGGATTATTTTTTATCGTTGTCGCAAACGAGCATAAAAAATATGATATTAGAAATTGATTGGCCAAAGAACGTGGTTTGTTTCAATGCCGTGATGGTTTTGGTTAGCATGAGTGATGTGGGGAAGGATATGTATTATTTTCATGGTCAGGTGAGATCAGGGACGGTTTTTTGGTTAGCGGTGCAGATTGCAGCTTTTATATGGGCAATTGTCGTCTATAGGTTATCTAAAAAGGCATCGTAGCTCAGCGGTAGAGCGCGGGACCGAAAATCCCGGCGTAGGCAGTTCGACTCTGCCCGGTGCCACCTTCTTACGGTGTAGGATTTATAAAGGGGTAAATCCTGAGCGAGTCAATAAGCGCACGATTATCTCTCCTTTCCGGCGGACTGGCGAGACTTCGGTTCAACACCTGGCCCAGGTGCGCGTGATGGGCAACTCGCTTTATTAAAATGAGAATTATGACTTGGAATTATCGCGTAATGGCTATTGAACAAAATTTTTCTGGTATCGAATCTTCGGTCTACCTGGAGATAAGGACAGTATATTACGATGAAGAAGGTAAGCCAACATCGTATGGTGATCGTGGACATGCTATAGGAGGTGATGACATTGCAGAAATTCAAGAAGAATTTAATTTACAACAATTAGCCTTGACTTCGCCTATTTTATGGACAGGAGATAAATGGCCGCAGGAATATAAACTGGAAGCACATGAGCAACAAAAAGATTGAACTCGAATTATTATCCTGCCCTGGGGATACGCTAAAAGAGATAATGGAAGATAGAGGATGGAATGTGAGAATGTTGGCAGAAAGATTAGGACTATCGGGCAACATGACGTGGAGGCTATTAAAAGGGGATAAAAAGATCACGCAAGATCTTGCAGGCAAGCTGGAAGAAGTTACGAAGGTACCAAAGGAATTTTGGGTGAATAGGGAGAAGCTATATAGAGAAAAGTTAAGTAAAATACGAATGCTATAACCCCGCATAGTTCAGCGGTAGAATAAGAGAATTTGGATCTCTAGGTCCCTGGTTCGAATCCAGGTGCGGGAGCATGGGTAATGACCAACTTTTATGTGGCTGTTCTATTTGTTCCAACCATTGTGAACGAAACATAAATAGGCAACGAGCTATGCATGTTGCATGGATGATATGTGCATGGAAGATACCAACAGCTGATAGGCCATATTATAGAAGAATTTTAATGAAACAAACCGATCTTGTTGATTGTATAATTATCCTTCAAGCATTAAAGTGGACTTTGAAAAATGGAACACCCTGAAAAAATTATTGGTATCACCGATCTGAGAGAAGATCTATTGTCGTATTATGAGCAAGCTAGAAAGGGTCAGGTAAATGTGAAAGAGATTGGCCACATTAGCCAGTTGGCGGGCAAGATCATTAATTCAGCCAAAACACAATTGCAATACCATATACATATGGAGATAAAGTCAGGGATACCGTTTTTGGATAAATGAATACGCAATGAAAAAATTTAAAACTATTGGTGACCTGAACGCTTTCTTTCAAGGGCGAAAAATACTTGTGCTACCTGGACATGAATGGTCAGGAGAGGAGACCGATTTTGTGGAAATGTGCGAATTGGATGGCAGCGCCGCCGATCCAAAAAGTAAAACGGGGCGAGATCTGAGAATGAAGGTAAGGACGAAATACGGAACGGATTTGTTGCTTTCGGGAAGTGAATTCATGACGATTGAGAGAAAAATAATGCAGCGACCTAAATCGAATTAATCGTTATGGATTTGGACAAAGAATATGAAACTTTCATGGAACGTTTATCATTGTTTAAAAGCATTACGCCACCAGATCAATGGCAAATGATGAAAGAGGCTTTTATGGGTGGTATCATGGTATTAATCGATAAGATGAAAGAGAGCCATGCGAATCCCAATATAGATGAATTGACAGCGTGGTGGGAGCATATTTTCAAACAAGTAAATGATTTTTGGATGCAGCAAAGGAAAAAGATGAATTAATCCGCAATAGCTCAGTGGTTAGAGCACCTGCCTTTTAAGCAGGGAGTGCCACGTTCGATCCGTGGTTGCGGAACAATTAAAAAAAAGGATTATGAAACAAAATGCTTTGCTTGCCAAAACAGAACATTCAGGTACTCAGTACAATGCATTGCTGAAGGAATATGTAGCCACTTTTGCTGATAAGCATAAGTCCCAAATTTTCGTGGGAGTGCGGCAAACTTATCAAGCAGAAGGCGATTACTTAGATGAACCTTCGAAAAGGGGATTCAAACCGGTACAAAATTCAGTGCCGGAGTATCTCAAATATTTTCTGGACACCTGCGGCGATCACATAACAAATTTGTTTGCCATTGAGGCGACAAATGCCACCGGCAAAGCGACCGCCAATCTTATTGTTGATGGCGAAGATTGGGGGAAGTATACGACACTTGAACTTTTGCGCTTGCGGTCATTTTTGGATTCGAAAGAATTATCAAAAATGTACGAAACGCTACCTGTCCGGAGAGATGATATCAAATGGGTGCGATCCAACGACAGCGAGATGAAGTCAGAAAATATTTGGGAAACAGAAGTTTTCGAAAGTGCCAATAGAACTACCTTGAAGGAATCATACATTCTCCCCGATCCAAATATTCAACTGCTAAAGGATGGATCTGGTTATAAGCCTCAAATAGCTTCTAAGGATACGCAAGTCGTTTTGGGGATGCAGACAGTACAGCATTTTTCCGGTGAGATTTCCCATCGCGATAGAGCGGCAATGTTGTATAGGCTTAGTAAACTTAAGGAGTCAGTGCGGGAGGCTTTGGCAAAAGCCAATGAAGTTGAAGTTGTACAGTCTGGCCTAACAGCTGAAAAGATCTTTGGATATATTCACGGAAAATAAATCTTTGACAAAGCTTTAGCTTTAGCATCAGCTTAAACAGATCCTAGATATGAGCGTAAGCATTGCGTCAAAAGCTTTAAGCTAAGTTTCACTTGTTGAAGTCAAGCAGTCGGTAATCTGAAAGTCGCAGGTTCGAGTCCTGTCCCCCCCTCCGGAGCAGCCGCCCCGGAGGGGGGGTAGATCAGATGGTAGATCGTCAGACGACAGCATGAGCATTAGGCTGTTTGAAAACTTCAATTTGCCAGCTGACTCATTATCAGCAGCGGTCTTGTAAACCGTAACAATGATTGGGGGCAGGCAGGATACGACCTGCCCCTATTTTAAAGTATTGGATTTGCGGAGGTGCCGGAACTGGTAGACGGCATTCAGTCTAATGAATGGAAATTTATTCTAGGTTAATTTCGTGGGGGCTCGTATCCTCCCCTCCGCACCCGCTCCCTTCGACAAGCGGTTAAGTCGGCGCCCTTTCACGGCGTCATCACGGGTTCGAATCCCGTAGGGAGAACTGTAATTTTGCGGGGTAGTGTAACGGCAGCACATAGGGCTCATAACCCTAAAGATCGGTTCGAATCCGGCGACCGCACCTATGACCGAAGAAACACGAAAAGAACTGACGAGCGAAATTTTGCGCAACATAAAAGAATTGTGCAACCAAACAAATGGATGGCCCATGTTATGCCTTGTGAAAGAACTCGGCGAAGACAAATATCGAGTCGTATTGGGACCCGGAGTAGATCCTAAAGAACTCGTCCATGCTTTGGCTCAGATCATGCCAGGGCTTGTGAAATGGAATGATCAAATTGAAAAAGCCGGCGATAATTAATGAAAGGTCCATCCGCAATAGACGCAATTGCCGCGCTGGAAGCGGTTGCCAATATTTATAGATTAAAGATTATATTGGAGTATGGTTCTCCAGGAAGTGGTAAATATCAAATTGGCAAAAAATCGACCTGGAGAATTCACGCAATGGGCAAAAAATTTATTGATGTCGATTTTATTAAATGCGCGGGTGAAGCCGTGAAATTTATTTACAATGCACACGAAGCAAATAAAACCACGAAATAATGATGACCGAAATCTATCGAAATAAAGAAAAAGTAATGCCTAAAAGAGGACAACTATTTGTTGTTATGCATGCACACCGAATATGGAAAGGTCTCTTCTTTTGGGATTTGAATGAAGCGCAGGGTGCTATCAGGGGATCTCTAAGACATACCAATTTTAAATCAGAACGATTGGGTCAATCACTTATTTTAATCGACATCATAAGCAACGATAAATACATTATCCAACCTATTGATGAGTTCATGGGGATGGAGGATGTCAAGCCGAATTCAGAATACAAAAATTGAATGATTATCTCAATTATTTAATTGCCCCGCTAACATCGAAGTTTATTTGCCAATGTAACTAATTTCGCATATTTTGCCCGAAATAATACCTAATGGCTAAAAATATCATAACAAGAAAAATTCAATTATTTATAGATTCTGATAAAAAAGAGTTTAAAGATAATTATGCAAAATTGCGCAAATGGAATGAAATAATATTTAGGGCTGCTAACCACACGGCCACCCATCAATATTTTCAGGAAAATATTTCCGAATTCTTTTATCTTCATGATGATTTCAAAATCACATTGAAGGATAGAATTAAAGCGGAAGAGGGGATATTAACTACGAGCCGTCCCAATACAACCTACCAGGTAAATTCAAAAAAGTTCAAGGGCGAGGCGCCAATGGCAAGTGTTTCTGCGATAAACAACCTCGTCACAGCAAACATTAGCAAGGAGCGGAAGGAATATTTTTCCGGAAAGCGCGCTTTGCGAACCTATCGCCGAGACATTCCAATGCCGCTGCCAACTATTCTTATGCGCAATTGGTCTTTATCTGAAGACAGCGAAAATTACAAATTTGAAGTGTGGGGCATTCCGTTTCGAACGCATTTCGGTTATGACTTTAGCAATAACCGGTTGCTGATGGAGGAAGCTTTGAAAGGCATACATTCTCTTTGCGATAGTTCTATACAGTTGAAGAAAAAGAAAATTTTTTTATTAGCAGTCTTTGAAATTGAAAAAAAACCAGTAGTTTTGGATGTGGACGTTGCTATGACAGCTTCTCTCAGCCTGGATGTACCTATTGTGGCCAAAGTAAATAGAAAGGAATTATCCATCGGGACCAAAGATGAGTTCTTATACGGTAGAATTAGTATACAAGAGGGACTAAGAAGAGCGCAAAGAGCCGCTCGGTTCAACAAAGGAGGCAAAGGTAGAAAACGGAAGCTGCAAGCCACTGAACGTTTCTCTGAAGAAGAAAGACATTATGTGCAGACCAAATTGCACAGTTATAGTAAGAAATTGGTAGATTTGTGCGTCGCATATCGATGCGGCAAATTGATTCTCGTTGATCAGAAGGAGAAAGAGGAGGAAGCGAAAGATCCAAAAAATCAGTTCTTGTTAAGAAACTGGTCGTATCATGGATTGATAAACATGATACAATACAAATGCAAAAAGTTTGGGATTGAACTTTTGATACAATAAAATCTCATCAAGTTCTTTGAAAATATTAGGGGGCGGTTGTACGTCCTGAGCGGGAGGCCGTGAAGCACTCCTGAATCCTTTTTTTAATTTATTATTCTCATTTTTTCGAGAATGTTTCGCATTTTTATTGTGACAATATAGGCTGTAATGCAGGAGAGGTGTGCTTTCTAGCGAAACAGGTTGTAGGAAGCTTAATTTTGAAAGGAATTCACAACGCGGCTGACGGACGGGAGCGGACTGGGCCTGTTGTAGGAAGCTTAATTTTGAAAGGAATTCACAACCTGCTGGTCGTTTGACGTGAAAAGGATCTCGGTTGTAGGAAGCTTAATTTTGAAAGGAATTCACAACGTAATGTCGTGTGGCCTGTTATCAGGTCCTGTTGTAGGAAGCTTATTTTTGAAAGGAAGTCACAACTTCAAAGCAATGATTGAGGATTGGTTGCTGGTTGCAGGAAGCTTAATTTTGAAAGGAAGTCACAACATTGGCGTCGTAGCTGATCTTGGGCACGCTGTTGTAGGAAGGTTATTTTTAAAGGAAGTCGCAACAGAGCACGCCTATACGTAGTTGCTCACAACAGTTGTAGGAAGCTTTATTTTCAAAGGAAGTCACAACTATGAGTGATGACTTATCAAAACATCGACCGTAGTAGGAAGCTTTATTTTGAAAGGAAGTCACAACTACGAGACATTGTAAACCTTTTTCATTTTTGTTGTAGGGAGCTTAATTTTGAAAGGAAGTCACAACGGCAATTGCCGGTATCTGCGCTGCTGATGTGTTGTAGGAGGCTTAATTTTGAAAGGAAGTCACAACACTTCATTTGCGTACCCATGCCATGCGCCGGTTGTAGGAAGCTTATAAGGAAGTCACAACGTACTTTCAAAAAAGGAATGATCGAACATTGTTGTAGGAAGCTTAATTTTGAAAGGAAGTCACAACACGTCCCGTTGTTGTCACTGGTTTTGGTAAGTTGTAGGAGGCTTTATTTTTAAAGGAAGTCACAACATAGGTGTATCTCTTATAATTGGGCTGACTGTTGTAGGAAGCTTTATTTTCAAAGGAAGTCACAACAAACCTATTTAAATAGCCGCCCGTCGGCTGGTTGTAGGAAGCTTAATTTTGAAAGGAAGTCACAACTCCTATCTTCATATGATGTTCGTGAACTTAGTTGTAGGAAGCTTAATTTTGAATGGAAGTCACAACGAGTTAATTATAAAAGTATGACATTGTTTGGTTGTAGGAAGCTTAATTTTGAAAGGAAGTCACAACATTAATGGGACGTCACGTTAATCGCCAGGGGTTGTAGGAAGCTTAATTTTGAAAGGAAGTCACAACTTAGGAGTCGTTATATATATTTGCCATAATTGTTGTAGGAAGCTTAATTTTGAAATGAATTCACAACAGGAACGATAAGCGGAGGCAGGATTAATGAGTTGTAGAAAGCTTAATTTCGAAAGGAAGTCACAACCAATGGTATCCCGTGCCTATGTGGGCTAGGGTTGTAGAAAGCTTGATTTCGAAAGGAAGTCACAACGGTGACAAAGAACTTGTCCAGGGGCGCCATTTGTATCAACCTCAATTTTTGAAATGAAGTCGCAACTCGATAACAATGTAAACCCCACCTATGAAAGTTGCAAGAACCTTTCCTTTGAAAGGAAGTCACAACTACCGTGAAAAATATCCAAAAAGCTATACTTTGTAGGAAGCTTAATTTTGAAAGGAAATCACAACCTATGTCCTGTTACCCCAGGCCCTGTCCAGTAGTAGGAAGCTTAATTTTGAAAGGAATTCACAACTATGGCTATGGAATCCAATTTTAAGCATTTGTTGTAGAAAGCTCAATTTTGAAAGGAAGTCACAACAACTCAGGAATATAAGGATAGAGGAGGTTGGCTGTAGGAAGCTTAATTTTGAAAGGAAGTCACAACTGCTCCTCGGAAACAACAACCTACTCACCAGTTGTAGGCTGCATCTATTTAAAAGGAAATCACAACGAGAAAATGGTTATATGGCTTTGAAAGTTAGTTGAAGGGGAATTGTAGGCTGCATCTATTTAAAAGGAAATCACAACAACAGGAAGGTTTACCTACGCAGCTTGGGTTGTAGGAAAATCCATTTTGAAAGGAATTCACAACTGCCAGAGTTTTGGCCACTCATTGACTGTTGTTTTTTAGAGAAGATCGCAAGATATTGAACCACTGAACAAGGAAGTCACAACGCAAGCTTAGTAGCGTACTAAGGATAGTACGACTATAATGCTTTATAATCCATCTTATTTTATTGCCCTCCCTAAATAATATGTTTGAAAAGGAAGTCACAACATTCATGTTGCTTGCCGTAATATGTATCAATGTTGAATGCACTTTTTGTAAATGTAATTACAACAGTAAAGGTTGAACATCAGTTTGTATTCTAGTTACTGAGCGTTCAATTTTAAAAGGAATTCACAACCCTAATTGTAAAATCCTCCGGATTTAATTGCAGAAATGGCGAATTCGATGTAGATTTGGCTCAGAAAAATTGTCAAAAAATTGCCAAAATCGCCTAAAAAAGATCACCATGCAAAAATCTAAAGCGCTGAAAATCAGCAATACTCCGGAAGTCGAAAATGCCGAGTTGATACACGCGATCAACCCTAAAAAAAACAAAGACCTGAAAATCAAAAAGTTCGTATTTTTGACAAAGGAAATTGCCAAAAAAGTGTCAACGGGAAAATACATAACCTGGAAACCGCCCAAGCTCGTTGAGGGGAAGAAAAAGTATATTGAATACTATTTTAAGGTGCCTCCTGGGCTACCGCCCGTATTGCAACAGCGACACAATGCGCCGGGAGAATGGGAACGTTTTCGCGTTTTCAAAGGAGTCGCGCAGGACCCTGAATTTGCGCTCCAGCTGTTGGCCACCATGCTTAAAGAGCTAGAGAATGGCTTCAGCCCATTCCAATATGAGATAGACGAGTATAATAGGATCTTAGCCGAACAAGAGGCAGAAAAGAAAGCTAAAAAGCAGGTCATTACCTTGAATGCGGCCAGTGAGCTTTTTTTGCAACACTATGATGAAGTGAACCGAAAGTCATATGCAGTGCCCTTGAATTTGTTGAAAAAGCATATAGCTAAAAATACGCTATTGGAAGAAAGCCAGTGGTATGATGATATTGCGACCTTCACGCAAGATGACCTGGAAGATTTTCTCGCGGCAAAGAGAGAGGAAAAGGAATGGGCGCCTTTGACATACAATGATAAGGTAAAAAAGTTTGTTACATTTTTTAATTATTGTAAAGACGAACTACAGATTATAAGCAAAAGCCCTGCTGAAGGTGTCGAGTTGATGAGGAAGGGAACTAAGATCAGGCATACTCCTTTTGAAGATAGTATCATACCGGCTGTGAAAAAGGCAATTCTGGCTGTCCCTTATTGGGGAAAATACCTGCATGATTTTAGTGAGGTAATATACTACACGGGCACCCGGCCTGATAAGGAAACACGTAACTTACAAGTGGAAAATATTCTTTGGGGTCGAAATAAATTAATGATTCCCGACGAAAAGGCAAAAAAGGGGCGCGGCAGATTCATTCACATGGAACCGGAACTGATAGAACTTTTTATCAGAATGGGTTTAAAGGATTGTCCGGGTCACTACTACATCTTTGGTATAGATGGGCCACCGGGACCGGTCCCTACGAATCGCGCTTTTTTTAGCGACAAATTCAGGGATGAAGTACGGGAGCCTGGAGGATTTTCACCTAAATTAACTAATTATTCCTGGAAGCATACCCGCTGCATCCATATGTACATGGGGGGGGTTATTATTGCGCTTATCCAACAATACTGCGGGCATGCTACACCCAGCATGACGGAAGAATATTTAAAGGATGGGTTAGGCCTTATGCTAGGAAATATGGAGCATGATTTTTCAAGGAAATTTTAATTTTTTGCTATCTTGCATTTAAAGGCGAGATAGCTCAGATGGTAAGAGCATTGGATTCATAACTCAAAGGTCTCGGGTTCGATTCCCGATCTCGCTACTATGAGAATGATCGCAACAGTACTTGTTGTGCTGATGAGTTACACCGCATCCGCACAGCATTCTGCTACAATGTGTAACCAAGTAGATACTTTATGGGTGATGAACCTGGACAAAAAGTATCTCGAATTTGGCTGCGCCTTGCATGGTGAACAAGAGCTTAACGGAATCTTGTTAACGCCTGGTAAATGGGTTCGAATAGAGAGGCGCCATGGATTAGGCGACTCGATCTATTATTACATTGCAGGCAGATATGCGCCGGCTGATCACGGATATTTGCATTGTACAGAGCAGCAATGGCTACCAGGACAGTTCATGATTACAGTAAAATGGAACGATCAAAAGAAAAATTTTGAGATATCTTGTCGTAGAAGAGACGCGTTTGATAGACCGGAATATGTAAGTTCAGAGCAAGTGCAATAGGAGCCTGGGCTGCATGATCGGGCAGCACCGCTTCGATTCCCGCTCTCGCTACAAGGGCACCAAAAACAAGGTGCCCTTTTCATTTGCGGAAGGCAGAGGATTCGAACCCCGCCCAACTGAATGGGTTCCTGTTTTCAAGACAGGCTGGCGCTACCAACCGCCTGGCATACCTTCCTGGTCGGGTAGACTGGATTCGAACCAGCGTTGCCGTGCTTCCAAGGCACGGAGGATGACCACTTCCGCACTACCCGAAAAAAAGAACCCCAGCATTGCTGCCGGGGCTGGGGTATTCTTCAGCCAGAAGAAAAACAACATTACCCTCCCGGTCGCCTAACGACTTGCGGCGGGAGGGATGAGAAAACAAATATCGTGTTACAACAATTCATATCTCAGCAAAGGAAAAAAATATTTTTTGAAAATCCAACTTTATTTTTGAATTTTAATGGCTATTTCGAGATACATGTATGTTTTCAAGGGTAGAGTCCCAGCAATGGGACTCTTTTTATTGCCTGGTTCTCATAAAGGTTACTACCACACATTGCCGCCCGATAGCCTCGACTGGATAGAGACTGATTTCAATCCGAAATTCTTCTCCTTTCTTTGTCACGCCATAAAGATCCATGGCAGCAGCTCCCATACCCCTTTGTTTTGGACTGTGCGCAAAATTTATCAGATGCCCATCATGGATTGTTCTAAAACGCTCCGGCATCAGCATTTTAATGTTCCCTCCATCTATTTCTCCATTGACATAACCAAAAAGCTTATGAGCAGCTTCGGTGGTGTATAATATCGTCCCATCCTTCATATCCACTATAGCCGCTTCAACGCATTGCGCTATCAGCGCATCAAATATTGGACGAGCGTTCCGAATAGACTCCTTCTTTAATTCAGCTATCTGAGCCATCAAATTTTTTTCGCTGCTTGTATCCATAAAAATATTAATGCAACTATTTGGATAAAAATGATACTCAGCGCACCATAGATTATGGTTTCCAGACGTGCTACCTTTTCGCTGATTACCGCCTGCTGTGTCGCCAATTCCCTCACTTCTTCATCGTTTAGCTGATTTAAACGCCCCTCTATAATCGTTACTTTTTTTACAATCTCTTCGATAAGTACCGTTTGCCGTATAAGCAGCTCCTTGTCTTCCATTATAATTTTACATATTCAGTTCCGGGAATAAAATCGCCAGCAATGTGTTTTTGTAATAACTGCTTAATTGTGTACCCCGCCTTGTACTCATAATGATCTTCATCTATTTTACCTTTAGGGAAATTACCACCCCACGTCAGCCGATACTTTTCCGCACATGCGCGCCATTTACTGAAATCATAGTTCCAATCCAGCTTACTATGATCCGCCGCCCAAGGACAGATGTCAATGGCTAAACCATAATTGTGCCAGCTACTACCGGGCTTTGCCCAACTAATGATCTTTCCCGGCTTGCTTCTACCTTGGTTATAAATACCCTGTTGCTCAGTAAAGCTCCTGTATCCACTATCAATATGTATAGTGACGCCGAAATCTTTTTCAATCTCCTCTATAAAATTGACGGCTATGGGACGGAAAATAGGATGGAGGCGATCTATTATGGCCTGATTTTTTGGATCTTTCATATATTTCCCTATATTTACGAAGTAACAGTCGCTTTTCAGCATTGAGAGCGGGTGTTTAGGTTTAAACTAGTCCTCGTCATTCCTGATGAGGACTCTATTTTTAAGCTGCCTGAGCGGGTTGTTCTTTCCAAATCTTCTTATAATAATACTCTGCGATGGCAGTGCAGTCGGACCAGCTTAATTTCCCATCTGAAAGCTCAGTGAGAATGAGTGAAGCCAATCCATGATAGTAAATATCCTTTGCCTGATCGCTGGATAGTTTAAGGTTATTCAGAATGCATTGTAATTGAGCATTCGTATCCGGCAGCTGCTGACACGTATTCAGCATATTCAATTCCAGTAAGATCTTCGGTAAAAAAGCTTGCAGTTTTTCCCGAATTTTATCATCCACATCGCCGGGAATCAAAGCCGTTACAACATCTGCGATAGGAGTATCGGTGACATATTTAATGTTGTTCACAACACCAATGACGATCGGTAGCAATTTTTTTTCTTCTTCAGCCAGATTATGAAATAGTCCTTTAATAGCGGACCATATACCGGCAATAAATGACTTCAGGCTCATAGTTTATTTTTTTGTAAGATTATTGACATCCTTATTAGGCAACTGCCCCATGACCAATGCAATGGCGCTTCCAATCAGCACGCTTGTACTTTTAATCCATTGCAGCCAATCAGGCAAGACGGTGTTGTGCGCGTCGATGAATTTGAAGGCAGTGGACAATGCACCTAAGCCCAATGCGACTATTTGTATGTAATCAAAGAATTTGGGGTTGCTTTTCCCAAGACGAGAAATAAATTCTGCAAAAAAATTATTATTCATTTTATTGTTGTTTAATTTCAACGAAGCCATCAGAATAGGTCAATTTCCAGGCTAGAGCGCCATTGATAATTGTCATTTCCAATCCAACTAACGTGCGGGGAACCGGGCAAATCGGAGGCCCATAGACTCTCAAATTGACAAAGGCGGTATCCGTATTTCCGAAATTATCTCCTATCACTAATTGAATTTTATATGCCCCCTCAACTAAATTTGCGTAAAGCATATCATAGAAGGTATACCCTCCTGCCCATCTACCTGGCGATCCTGTTGGATAATTTGTTGCACCCCAACTGACAAAATTGTGCTTTCCCTCAGAAGAGTCCGCTAATTGCACTGAAGTATTTGGATAATGGATGACAAGACTGTCGATCCATATCCTGGCTTTAAGTGGGTTGGGTATCGGCGATGTATCCATTTTTTTCCTCATCGACCACATTTGCGTCCATGCATTCATGATTTTCGACCATAACCGCGAGGTCAATAAAAAAGGAGGATTCCAAACATTGGCGCTGTGTGTGCCGCCAATTATTACACTATCAAAATATCTACCGGGCAATGAATATTTGCGCATAACGGCTTGGTAAGCGAAAAAACCAATGCTGTTATAGCCCGGGTCCTGGTCGCCAATCACATATAGACAACCCAGGCCGCGCCTGGCAATAGTATCAAGGTTCGGACCTAACGAAGAAAGGTACTCGTCATATCCTCCGTTGGCCATTGGCATAATGCCCGTGATCCGTTTGCCCAGTGCCGTATCGCCTACCTTACCCCCCATCACTACACTCCAAGTACCGCGTGCACCGGCAGAGAGACCACCTACCCACACACAAGAAGTATCCACACGATATGCCTTAAATAAGTAAGGTATTGTATATTGGAGTTGGGGATAAGAATAAGAGCCGTTACACCGGGCACAATGAGGACTTATCACAATGAATTTAATGGTGTCACCTGTTAGCTGATCTATGCCATATGGCTTTAACCCACCCTTGATTAAATAGGGCAAAGAGGTATTGGTAACCTCAGATATATTCAGATATCTCCCTTCTCCTGCGCCATGGAGAAATACATACAATGGATATCTTTTATTTGCATTTTGAGCCTGAAAATAATCATCCGGATAGTAGATCAAGGCTTGCCCCAGCGCCGCACCCGATGGACCAACAGGTATGGGAATAGCCGTTTGGTTTCCAATGATTGTGCCGTTAGGAACAAGACTGTCCTGCCCCTCGACTAATAAAGTTTGCAAAAAAGACAGTATAATAAAGAGAGTTTTCTTCATAGCATTTTATTTTATACGCATAAGTGAACCTCCTGCGTCATAAGTAATGCTACCCCCTCCAACGGTAAGCGTAGCGCTTACCGTAATAGGATTAGCCGCTTGAGCGCGAATATCCACAGTGGGAAAAACATAAAAGCCAGTTGTGGAAAGGCTCGGGGTTGCTGCGCCCATGGGATAAAAGGCAACTGTCCGATTGGTGCTTGTCTCATCGGTATAGGTTACCTGTAATTGAATGACGTCTGTAGAAATTGCCGAAATGGTAATATAGCCACCCACCCGGTATGTTCCATTGGTGACCGGCTCAAAAGTTACCAAATTAACAGAACCTGTCTGCCCCGTCACATCCGCCTCGCCAACTAATCCGGGATGTGTTTCCCAATAAAAATTGGAAAAAACAGCCAATTGTTTATCCGTAGAATTGATAATACATAACCCAGCTGCTGGAGAAGTTATCGCGTTCATCTGTGTGGTCGTCATGATGGGCGGCAAAAATCCCTTGTGCTGACTCGTAACAGCCAATTGCGCTGTAGCTACGCCAGAAGGCTGCGATCCGTCATCATAATTGCCAATAACGGTGTAGCCAACGGGAGCGGCATTAGTAAAGCGATTATTTAAATAAATAATGGCACTTGGATCAATATAAAGCGGCTGAGTATTATATACGCTGTTTTGTATAAAACTAAAGTCTCCATCAATGCTTCGCAATTGCACTGAATGACCGTTGCTGTCTACCATTTGTATCAATCCATCAATGCCAGCATTGTGCGTCCCCGTCATCGTTATGCTTGGATAGTCATCCCCGTTGGAATTGAATTGAAGCCAATCTTCTCCTACATGCTGAAAGATTTTCTTGTATTCATGGTTGTTTAGATTGCTTTCCCATAAAGTATTTCCGGTCGTTTTATCTGAATACCAGCTGTTGACCCGTTGTTGGGTGCCACTGAATCGCGTCAACTCAGGCCAATGCATTTCAAAGGCTCCGTATGTGCCCAGTACATTGAAATTTGTTTCAACCCGCAATGATAGGGCAGCGTCCCCTGTATCTGCGCGCGCAGTGGCATTCACAATATTATATCCGCCGCCAAACACATTATCCGGTGCGGGGAGACCTCCAGATGTATTCTCCGAATAACCCCAGCTCCAGCCAAGCGCCTTCATGGGAGCGCCATTCGGTTTCCCGGCGGCATACAAGGTGGTATAATTCCGTGGATACCATGTATTCCACATATGTGCATCGTTGCCCCGATCGGCAAATTGCCGCATCTGCACCTTTACATTGCCTATTAGACTGGTATATTGGGTGTCATTCAAAACCAACCTACCCCCCAGGACGTTATTGGCCGTATCCCACCAAGTTAAAGACTTACCGCCTAAAGGAATTTCCCGATGCTGGTAAAATTGAGCAGGATTCCCACTCTCATTCAAAGGTTCACCCAATTGTATAGTATTTGCACTATCGAACAATCCCTGATTAAATGAGACAGTAAGTATAGGTAACACACTTACCAGGCTGCAATCTCCATTTACGCAATTGTAAACCGAATCATTGGAAATATGAATGCTATCTAGTTTGCCATTGAAAAATGTCCAATCATTTGCAGTCAGCGCCCCTCTCGCCGCTGAGCTGGCGGTCGGGATCGATATCGTAATTGTAGATCCTAATGCAACAGGGCTGGGGCTGGCAGTAATGTTGGTGCCGCTACTGCCAATCGATACGCCAATACTAGCATTTTGCAAGTTCGCATTAGGGATACCAGTGGGTAGATCTGCCGTTGCTAATGCTCTGAAAGAAGGTTGTCCAGGGGACCCAATAGAGGGACCACCGAAAAAAGTATTCGCATCCTGGTTTACCAGGGCCATGGTTCCAGACCATGCGCCTCCGGTATTATTAAAAGTGATCGGGTCGCTAAACACCGTCGAAGGCACATTAAGTACTAGTGAATTAATGCCGCCCGCAGCAGTCCCCCGTAACAAAACTGATCTCGTTGCGCCGTTAACCGTAAAAATGAGTGTGGAATCATTCTGTCGATAGATCGTATCTACCTTACGCACAGTAGCGCTATCGAAAAGAACCGTGTTGGTGGCTATCTTTATGCCATATCCTGCTGATAAACTATTTTGTTTGGCGTTCAGGGCGCTTTGCAGGTCAGTCTGATCAGCAAGCGTTCCTTGCAGGGTTCCCCATATAGGATTGCCTGTAGCGATCGCCGTCCATTTTGTACCGGTCCAAAGATATGGCACGGTTGATTTTACTACGAGCGCACCAACCTGAGAAGGCGTAAAATTAGTATCCCGCAAAGGAAAATATACCACCGTGTCAATGCGCAGTTGTCCTCGAACATATATTTGAGTCGTTGGACTCCCTAAGTATTGAATGGTTTGCCCCGGTGCCAAAAAGCAAAAAATAACGGAGACTAATGTTAAAAACAGCTTCATTATAGAGGAAGTATGAGTATGATAATTTTTTCGTTTAGACCCAACGCTACCGAAAAAGTCAGGAAGTTATCAGCAAGATTCTTAGTGTAATAGGTGTCTCCATCTGGCGGATTGGAGGAGAATTGCGGAAATCCGTTTCGAAAAACATAAATCCTACTTACGGGTACATTGACCATATTAGTATTCGTGTAAGTAGTCGCCCCTTCACCAGGATACCCCATTTGCCCGACGACCCATTCAACAGTGATAGAACTGGGCTTTCCGGTTATATTGGTCCAAGCCACACTGCCTCCGCCACCGGTATTCCAGTCATAAGCCGGAATTATCTCATTCGTGTTTTCATAGGTGGGGTTAACATTATTATTGAAAATCTTTTCCAGTTGATATATATATACATCCAATCCAGACAACGACCCTGCCTGTCCTCTTGCCACCAATTGCGAATAGATGGAATTAGCTAAATTGTATCGATCAAACAATATGCGGTATAAATTGCAATCACAGACTGCTGCATCAAGTTCACTTTTGAGTGTCGCAAGGTCTACTTGTAGGTCAGCTAATGAAGGCGGTATTTGCGCATAGAGCGTAATGTCATCGGCCAATTCATCGATGATCGTAACAAAATTGGATGTCCCCTGTAAGCGCCATTGAGGAGTGATGGATAGGGTAATATCATATTGGGAGTCGTAGTAACTCCCAAGATAATTGAGATCGAACACCTGATCGGTCCCGCTGATGATTTGCGTGGTGCCTTCAACAGAAATAATGTTCGCTAACCACGCCCTGACAACGGAAATAAAATCTAGGGATAATTGGTTGTAGTTGGTGCTATCTTGGACGGATAGATCCGGCGTGAATATATCAAAATTATTGGTGATGACAATGGCAGGAGGAGTGTAAGAAAGCGAAAAGACTTTCGTCAAAATAGTATCATCATACCCAGGCGCCCGAACTGTATAAATAATACGATAGCCGCTGCCTCCTCTTTGGAAGCTGCCCGTATTATCTAATCTCAGCTCAAGATCAGCAGGTACGAGGGCACTCGTATTCCAGTATATATCTGGCTGTGAGAAATCCGTATTCTGAATGGTAATATTATCTGGCTGGGTTACACTCAAGATCCCCGCAATCGTTTGCGCCACACCCAGCGGATAGTTGCTATTATCAACAATACGAAAAATGGGGCTTGGTTGGCTTTTGTCCAACACTACAGCAATAGATATGTATTGTGACAGATCTGCCATTTTCTATCTTTAATAAAATCGCCAGGTGAAGACAAAGCGATAAACCAAAATCAAAATCTAAACAATTGCTAGGCCTTGCCGCTAAGAAGTGCTTTGATCTTTTTAAATGTTTCAGGGCCGTTCTTAGAGGTCATTAGCCATTCGCCCAATGATTCAATATATTTTTCGGCACTGTTACGATCTAATACGCAAATAGTGCCATTATTAGAGGTCCAGGTTAATTTACCTTCAGCCGGATGCCAACTAACAATATTTGCATCTATGGCTCTTTTGACGGTCGCTCTAAACTCCAAAGAAGGATCATCAATTACTTTTCTGAAAAACTCAGGATCTTGATCAGCTAGTGTAGTGATCTTATCCTTTAAGATTTCATAGTCATCCAAGTCGTTCCAGTTCATTGCAGCGGCGAAACTGCGCGTCGTTTCTTCGTCTAATCTTGTTGCCACCATCATAGCCTGCCCCCTCATTTCCCGTGTACGCAAACGTTGTTTAGCTTCCTTTAGCTCATCGATACGGCAGAACATGGCAGGGATGTTCTTATCTCGGAAAAAACCATTTTCATTTTTCGGATGAAGTTCCAAATATTCAAACATCTCCTGATGTTCTCGTTGTGTCAGGTCCAAGGTTAGGATACCTTCATCTCTATTATGCAAAGCCACCCTATTGAATTTTTCCTCGTCCTGATCTTTGTTTCTCACAATAGTATCAAACAGTCCGATCCTTACTTGTCGCCTATCTTCTCCATCCGGGATAAAGAATACGACCGGGGTAAGAGTATAAAGAGCAGGATAGAGATACTCTTCATTAGGCTTGTGCTCGGGATCGGGGTTCTTTTTTGCGATGTAAAACTTATATTTTACAATCTTGCCTACTGCTTTTAGTTCTTCATTTAGTTTTTTCCGCAGCTCGGGTGAAATATTGTTCAGGTCCTTGTAAATGCGAAGCATAGATTTGATTTTTGGTTTATTAGATGAGGAAGAGCTTACGGGCTCTTCCTCTGTATGTGGAAGGGATACTGAGATTAAACCACTCTTTGCTTTTGAAAGACGGTGGCCCCCAAAACTTCCAGGCCCTGGTTAGTATACCAGTTTGTACGCCAGTACATGGAATCATTGGTCGGAATGGGCGCCAGTGCACCGGTATTCCATTCCGTAATGATACCATTACTTATGCTGGTGCCACCCGCCATCGCCTTTGGAAGATACCTGATCTGCATACGTGCTTCCATACCTCCGCCGACGACCTGAATCTTATCTTTTGGCGTCCAATAAATGGAACCATTAACATCAGGCAGCACGGTGGGTCCCATTAATTCCGGCTGGTCAAAAATGGGAAGGTTAATGAATTGAAATTCGAAATTTCCATAAGAAAATTGATCAACTTCCATATCCACACTTTTTCCATCGACCACCATACGTACTGAATTGACGCCAGATGAGCCGAGATTCTTTAACCATACATCATATGGACGTTTAGATTTACTGCCGCCCCACCCCATATACTGATGAGGCGCCTTCTTCGAAAGGAAATTGTCGATGAGATTATTCACATCCGTGAAGCCAACTGTCCCCAATGTGGTAACAGTGCTGGTCATCCCATAGGTGGTGACATACTCGTCGAGCCCCATGGTCGTTTGAATGGGATTCCCGTTAGCGTCAGCTAAATAAGGTGCAGCATCCGAGAAGAGTGTAGATGACTGCACGCCAATGATCATTTGCGCAGAAATAAAACCATTCAGTGCAATCAACTTATAGATGTGCTGAACGGGCGTATAATACGGTTGCCCCTCAACCGTAATTTCCACCTTGGAAACTTTCTGTACATCTGTGATCTCATCCACTTCACGGAAGATTTGCACCTGATTGACGTACCGGGTTACGCCATATTTCCGGTTGACCGGCGCATCGGATTTTTCACCAAACGCGTTGGAGGAGAAAGATAGGATATCGTTAGCAACGCCATACAGCGGCATATTATTGACCGACTGTAATTTGATGGTATCCACTCCGGATACACTTGTAACCTGGGAGACCCATGCCTGTTGCCCCACCATGTTAGTATTATTTGAACGTGCAAGATCACCTACACGTGCATAACCAGATGTCGCGGAAGTGAGGACGACGGTCATGATGGCCGTACCATATCCGCTGGACACTGAGGATATTGTTCCCGTCGCAAATACGGGGTTGTTGACGAAATGGTTATAAGTCGGCACCTTTGCCTCTTTGTACCGACCCACCAGTTTCATAATATCCGTAAACTGATCGTCCCGCTGAATATTCAATAAATTGGGGTTGATGTCCCTTTGATCGAGGAAAGAAATGGCACTGATAAACGCTTTGTTTAAGGTGCCTTGTGCTCCTGCTGCCATGTCTGGTAGAGTTTAATATATTAATGGTATTGGGCCAGACTTATCCGTGAGTGAGAACGCCATTTTTTGCCAGCGCCTGCGCAGGTGTTAGGGCAGGCCCGCTCGTAGTTGATGGGTTTTCCATCTTTTTCGCATTCTCAATGGGTTCGATGACTTGTTTGGCTCCTATCGCCTTTCCGGCTTTAAAAATCTCCCGCGCAACGGCTTCATGATCGAGTACAGCAGCAGCTAAAAAAAGTTGTCGCTCTATATTAGGAGTCCCATCTGCGTTCCAAATGCTTTGTGCCCATAAGCGTGGATCTTGGAGTACTGCGAGTGCTTTACCTGGATCAGATACCTCATAGTTAAAGGTATCTTCGCCTTGTCCTATTACCAACCGCTTATTATTTACCAACTCTTTTGTGGCAGGATGGTTATTGAGTGCTGCTTTGTATTCTTCTAGCACTTTCATATTGGCCTCATCCCGCGCCTTTGCCTGCTCTTCTGCCTCTTTACGATAATCCGGCATCTGGGGAGGCTTTGCACTAAGTATGTATTGTTTTTGTTTTTCAATCATACTTTCGCGAATTGCTTTTGCATCTGCTTGCAATAGCAATTTGCCTCTTCTTACCTCTTGTTCGGAATAAACTTCCGGGTCAAGCTTATACTGATCTACCACTTTTGCCCTAAAAAGCTCTTCAAGATCTTCTGCCGAAAATTCAGGATAGCTTTCAAACAATTGTTGTTTCAACAGCTGTTCGGGGGTCATTTTTGTATAGTCGATCGAAACGGCTTTGAGGTAATTCCCGACATCCCCACCGGTTGCCCAGGTGTTATAAAAACCAATCATTCTTTCATCGAACCCAAGTTCTTTAAGGATTTCCGCCTTTTCGGCCCTTTTTAATTCTTCTCGCCAATCACTTACCGCTGGTACTGTTTCAGGGGCGGCACTTTCGACAGGCTTTTCTATTGTAGTTTCCTGCGGAGCTGGTGCTGGAGCTGGTTCAGATTTAGCCGGTTCAGCGTCCGCAAGTTTTTCTTCTTTATGTGTACTGATCACGATATTGGGGATCTCAGGTGCAGTATCTTCTGTTGTCATAACCCCATTCTTAGCAAGCGCCGCTGCGATATCAAGCGCCGCACCACCCCCTGCGGGAGTCGCCTCATCGGCAAAAAACTTATTCATAATGATTGTTGGTTTTTATCGCGCATGAAAGCCTCTAGCTTCTGTTGTGTGGCAATAGGATCAAACGCTTCTACTTCTATATATTGAGCGCGAAACTCGTGGTCTCTTTTAATCTCGACCGCAGGATGCTTAATTATCCAGTCGGTCTCATGCACGGGGTATAACCGGTCTTCAAGAGGTAATAATATGTGGTATCTACCGCCCCCGGATTGCTTCACGGGCTGTCCTTCAAAGTAGATGGTACATCCAGTATCAATAGCCTCTTTTTCGGCAGGCGTGAGCGTGAATTGCTTACAGACTACTTTTTTATAGTATTCTGGCATCTTCAAAATTATTAAGCACCATGGAAGCTATCGGTAATTTTTCGATTTAAATCTGACCGAAATCGACACTCGTTTCCACATTACATCATCTCTTCTTCAGGTATATTTCTCTCCATGGCAATCTCTCCAGGTTCTTCCTCTTCCGGCATGCCCAAGTCCCGCTTCTGCATCTTCTCTTGTGATTGAGCAGCTATCATTTGTGTAGCAACCTTCGTTTGATTCGTTTCTGTTGTTGAGGCCGCCTGCATACCCATTTTTAAGCGAATTTCATCCAGCGCCTGGACGCCTTTCAATTGCTGCAATTCCATCGCATTTCGGTGCTTGATCATTTCCAATTGCTGGGCAGCTTGGGCGGATAGCATCGCGCTCTGCTGTTGCCCTTGTATCGTCTGTGCTGCCGCGGCTTGCTTCTGTTGCTCAATTGCCTGTTTATTCCGTTTGGCCCGATACGCCAATATTTGTTGTGCCTGTTTGATGTTATAGACATTAATAACGTAAAACACATCGCTGGTATCCAGGAATCCATTTTGAATATCAAATTGCATTTGTTGTATCAACATCTGCTTCTGTTCATCTGTCGGCTTTTCTTCCAACATAATACCGTAATCGCGAAGCGTTAGCGTTTCGGAAACTTGAATAAATTTGAGCGTGTTCGTATTCAATGCCGGAGCATATCCCGCTACGCCCCCTTTGCGCAGACCTTGTTGTATTCGAATTAAAACATCATTAGCTAACAGGGTCATCAGATGCTTTTTGGCTTGTATCATTGGATACAGGGAATTGTTAGTACCCTGATCCATCATGGTTGCAACCCCATTTAGCAATTTTGGATTTGGAGTACTGGCATCGGTAATATCGTTCAAGCCTATCATTGCCTGAATCTGGTTCATGGTGATTTCCATTTTCTGGTAGTAGGCTACCAGCTCGGCGGCTATTGAATTTTGAATGGGGATAATGGGCTTATAGTTGACGTTATCGCCCATGACGCCCTGTGATCTCCCCACCAATACACCTGTCTCCATAAACATTTGTATCAAATCGATTGGCTTCATATTTTCCCCGCCTTTATTGAGCGCCACATTTTCCAACGCATCTAAATCTATCCACCATCCGTTGGGTACAATACGATTAGCTATGTTCTGTACTTTATAAATATCGATCTGATATTCATCAATCAATGGTCGAAGCCTTTCCATCATTCCAAGCGCCCGCATTTCATAAAAGTTAGTCGCAATAAAACGGAAGCTGAGCTGCGTTTCTGCCTTTTTCTTCGGATCAACTGAACGTTTCATATCTTCTTTAAGATAGAAATCGTATGCATAGTCGGTCCCTATCACCCATTTGCAACAATATACCACCTTAATCCTTTTGCGCGTAGTCTTCTCAGAAGGCTTATCCCGGTATTCTTCTCTGCTCACCCTGGTATTGCCACGGCTATCTTTGCCGATCTTATAATCATAATCATTATAAGAATAGAATTCCATATCCAAGACTTTTGCCTTCCATTTATCGTATGGCTTGAAATAGTTGGTGCTCCTGCCAACCATAGAAGGGTTGCTCCATTTCCCTGCGACGTTGTTAATGATATTCTGGATCTGCTCTTCCGTGAATACCGGCTTTCCATCTTCTTCCAACTCAGCCAAGTCGATGACCGATACGTCAATGGCCTCACCTGCATGGATCATATCTCTGAAATCGGCCCACTTGCATATACTGGTAACAACGGCCTCCGGATTTACATTTCGGAATTTTGGCTTGTTATCATCTCCCAGCCATTCTCTGTAACCGGCCACACCGAGATCGAAAAGATCTTCATAAAGTTTTTTTATGAATTGTTCAAGACTATTCTCATAAAAGCCCAACTGTATGGCTTCTTCCGCATCCTTGGCACGGTTGAATTGCTCACCAAAATCTATCCTCATCTGCATTTCTTCCCAATCGACAGGCTCACCAGGTTGTGGCTGGAGCATGGGATGCTGTGCCAACTCTGGGTTCTGTTGTTCCAATACCTGCCGCATGGCGATCTTGGCCTTAACTTCCGCAAAGAATTTATCCAGCTCTGCTTTGGCCGTAGGATCTATCGGTGTTGCAACAATCGTATGTCCCTGCTGCATCATTTTGCTAATAGCAACATCTCGCTTTTGCGCGATGAAAGGACGAACAGACCAATCCAGATTGAGGTATGTCTGGTTTGTCTGTTCATCTACGCCCATAAGCTTCTTATATTTCGAAATTGGTTGTTTCCCGTTGGCGTATAGTCGAAGTTCCTCGTACTTATCCGCAGAGTTGTAAAATATGGTACGTGGTATAGTATAATTCCAGTCATACCATCCGGCCTTGAGATATTGCATAGCCCATGCTTTATCTTTCTTTCTTGGATCGATGTTATGGGAAGGATATGCCTGAAATAATTGTTCTTGTTCCATGATTTAAATTATTTTACATGTTTCCACGTCGCACCCCTAGCGATATAACTTATATTCGGCCTGCTGACACTGAACATTTTAGCTATTTTGCTATGGGATAGGCCTGTATTTGCCAGCTCTATTATTTTCTTAACTTTCTTTTCTGTCAGCTTAGCTGCATGATGTTTTTCACCACCCAAGACAATTCCCAGCTCATTAATGGCATGCCGCGTATTATCACCAATAGTTGTCCATTCCAAATTTGAAACTTTGTTATTTAGCTTATCCCCATCTAAATGATTGACTACTGGAAGATTTTTAGGATTAGGGATAAAAGCCGTAGCAATTAGTCGATGCAAAAGATGCATCATGCAAATTGAATCCTTTGATAATCTGAGGTGATAATAATGCCCATTAAATTGTGGCTTTAATATCCTCTCCGCAAGTGCGCCACGCCTACCACGAACAGTCTTCGCTAAAGATTTGCACCTGCCGAGATTCGAAATTTGATAATATCCTTCATAGCCCTGGATGTCTTTCCAAACTTCTTGTTCCATTTAACTTGCTTTATAAATTCTGAAAAAGTCTGTCAGGTCACGCTGGATATCTCCATTTTTTCTGTAGAGCTTCTTTCGAGCTGCAATCAATGTATAGCCGGCGCCCATGGTTTCATCGAAGTCGGTTGTCTTGTCCAACTTAAACAGCAACCAATCCTCAATCATCGCTTTAAACAGTACCTTTTTAATATTCTTATCAATATAATCTTCAGTCAAGTCGCATATTAGCTGATGGGTTTTACCGCCTCCATCGGCGTAAAGACCCGGATCTGATTCTCCAGGTAAGATCATCAGGAATGCCCAACAATGTGCATTCCTAAAATATTCTTTCCAGTTATCGATATTGCATTCAAAAAGGCACTGACAGCCGAAATACCAACACATCTTAATGACATCATCATATTGCATGCCCGTGGTTGGTGCCCTATGTTTGTATCTACAAACAAACGAATCATTAAACGTATCATCTCCTGGGGAGAATTTTTGGAATACAAATGCCGCGCAATCGGAACGGCGCTGATCTTTTACGCGGTCATATTTAAAAGGGTCGCATCCGCATACAAACCGAACATTATTCTGGGGTATAAACTGATCATTAATCTTTTTTACTTCGTTTGGATTGTCGAAATGAAAACCGACAGGCATCTCAAATCTACCGTTCGCATTTTTCTTCCAAACCACTTTTGTGTAACGTTCTCCATTCTCCCATTCGAAGTTTCCACGTTCTGTTATGTTCTCTCGCCAGGACAAAAAATCCAGTTGATCATTTAATTTCATCGCATCGAATAAACACGTATCTCCATCGATTCGAAATGCCTCTTCAATCGAGAAAGGATTCTTTCTAATGATAGATGACAACTGTCTTGGGTCCTTCACCAAGCCCGCCCGTTCATTCAGGTAGAAAGTTTTTGCTCTCTCAACTTCTGGCATACCATATTCATCAAAATATGTCGTTTCGTATGCAGGTAAGAAAAATCTGTATAGTCCTGTTTTGGTTCTGTCATTCTCATTTCTATCAGCGGGATTGCTATTTTCCCATAATTTTTTCGCATCTACCCCGCCGTTCTCCATCTCTTCTATTGTAGAAGTAAAGAGAGCTTTACCGCACCAATCTCCATCTTGATCTAAACAGAAGCGGACTACATCCCAACGGTCAACAACGCTCGATTCAAGGGTTTTGCCAAATTCATCGCACACATAAGTATTCAACTTCGATCCGTCATAATGAAAAGGTTCTGCTGTTCCCCAATCAATCCATGATTCCAATTCAGGCGCATCGACGATCTCGCTGGCGCGTTTGCCTTTAATACTGGTCTGAAAAAACCTTAGCTCAGTGGTCGGTGACATACCCTTGGATTGATCAAATACTGGCCGAAAGAAATCAGGGTATTTTTTAAAAAACGGAACTACTGTCTTTAAAAAGACCGCCTTGGCATCCTGTCCTGTCTTGCTTTGTATACCGCCGTGGTGGTGGCTGGCTATCGATGTTCTGTCTAGTAATATAGACCCGCTCTTATAGGTTTTTCCCATCCGTCGGCGTTCAATATCAATCAGACCAGCACAGCGCGGATCTTCCACGCAATATTCCCATACATAAAAAAATCTCCTATCCGTATCACGATAAGCCGGGTAACCAATATCCAGCGGGCACCATTGCAGATACATATAATAGGACGGCGGAATGTAGGTCGGTATGCCATTTATATATAACCAAAAACCGCAGAGGCGGTATTTCCAATGTTGTGTCCGGATCTTTTCCAGGTCAGGATTATAATGATCTGGTTCTTCCTTTTGGCGCTGCTCTTCCTGTTTCTTTTTCTTCTCATAATCCTTCGGCAGTTCAAACCTTTTCCATTTTTGTTTTTCCTTCTTTGCATCGGTCTTTACAATACCTACGTATTCCACTTCGCCCGTCAGCCTATTCTTTCCATAGCCAACAGGGGGCAGTTGACAGGGATAGTCCTGTATGACCTCCACGGTCCCGTTCTCAATGGGATAATACATTTACGTAACTTTTCCGGCCATTAATTCCGGTGTAAGACGCCGCTTCGCGCGATTGAGCATCTCTTCATCGTCGCCGAAGAACCTGCGGTAATAGAGGTCCAGTTTATTTAACCCTTCATCTATGCTTGCTGATAAGACATCTTTTTTATTGGCGGCTTCTAACTGCTCTTTGTCAGACTTATCAGTAGAAATGGGTAGCATAATCAACTTAATGGCCTCCCAATATTTGGCTTCAAATGCGCAGATAGCTGCCCATTCGCGACTGCGTATAAATCGGATCAGGTATTTTACAGTGAATTCAACAAGGTTCGGATAGTTGCAAGTGTAAAAGGCTTGCATGGTCTCCTCATCTGTCACTTCTAACAATTCCATGGCGATCCCTTTGCGGTAGTTTAAATCTCTTTCTCCTACCGTCAACGGGCTCTTAGGATCATATACCATGATGGTATAGCGTATGATCGTATCCAGCATATCATCAACCCATTCAGGCAATATGATCTCATTAATCACAGGAAAGGCCTGTAGCATCTTCCCTGTATGCATTGGGTTGAATTGACAATGCTCGAACGACTTCTTATTATATAATCCGCTCATTCTTCTTTTTCTTTATCGCGTTGCAATTGTTCCAATTGTGCTTTTAGTTTGCCTTTCGGGTCGTAGATCTTTTTTTCTTCCTCGTTCATGTCTTCGTATAAAGCCCGTTTATCGTCAAAAGGCAGGCGGGAAAAGAAATATTGAGAGGCGTCCCCGCTCTTGCGAGCAGATTGCACGAGATTTTTAACTTGTGACCTACGGATAATGCCTCCTTTAATTGCCTGATCCAGTTTTTCGTGAGCCGCATCATTCTCCCCCTCTTTGAATAATTGCCTAATTTCTTTCTTTACCTGGTTTGCCTCCCTTTCATTATAAGGCTTCGTGCCAGCATTTCTTTCGCCGTACAATTCCATGATCTTGTTTTCAAGATCGGTGTGGGTTAACCACCCAGGTGCTTTTTGTAGACCAGCAAAACTGAGAAGTGCCTTGCTCCAGGGTTCGCCACTTTTAATCATTTCGTAGGTAGAAGAGGCGGAAAAAGGTTTAGGGGCTACATATAACAGCGATTGTTCCGCTTGCTTTAAGAAGCCTGCATTCGCATCCCGTATTTCATATCCATAGAAATCTTTATTCTGCCATAAGTCATACAGTTTACTGAGCTGCCCCGCTGTCGATGAGGTAATGTAGCTAAGTTTATCTTTGGACGTGGCGCTATGATAGATGTGGAGGAAGTCTTTAATATAGGTCGGCAATACTGTTCTTTCAGTAGGATCATCCGGATTGATCTGTGGCGCTACGAGATCTGTTCCCGATTCGATATCTTTATGCGCAAGCATATGTTGAATGAGCGTAGCTAAAGCTACTTGCATCGTCACGAGGCCCAAGGCCCAAGCTGCTTTTGGCATTAATTTGGGTTTCCGCCCCTCATCCGCCGCTGCCTTGAATTCGCGAAATTGCTCTGGTAATATCCCACCTATGGCTCTAATAGAACCCAATTTCCACGTAACTGAACGTAAAAAGAATTGTTGAGCAGTTTTGAACGTCTTATTCCAAAAAAGGTTATCGAAATTCATTTCGCCCAATCGGTCATCAACGAAATCAATTGTTTCTCGCGCCAGCTGCTGCCGGGTAACATCTCCCTTTGCTAATCTTTCGGCATTTTCCTGAAGTCTTAGCGGGAATTCTTTCATAAACATGCCAACTTTAAGGCGTGGAATGTAAATTTGAAAAAGTGGACTCATTACCAGATCATTGATAGCGGGAATCGCCCGTACAGCAGCTCCGATATAATTTTTTTTATTAAACTGTTCTTGAAAAATCTCTTTTGTTTTGGCTTGAAAATCCTCATGCTGTTTCAATAATCCACCGCCCTGGAACATATCATCGATGTATTGATCTATGTCAGGCATCCTCCGAAGGAATTCTTGTCCCATTTTGGATTGCCTGAATTGTTCACTCGTTGCATATTTTATCGCTCTTGCCCCTAAGGAGGCTGTTGTTTTCAACGAAGCGGGCGACGTAATGATGTCTTTCACCCCACCTTTAAAATCCCCGAGGTTAACCATTTTACGAATGCCGGTGCCGATCTGTGAGCCTATCGCTTCCAGTCCTTCAGCTAGTGCATGGAAGCCACTGTATCCCAATTCAGCTGCTGTATAAAGATTTTTGATCTCCATTAGACCACGGCCTATACGGGTTTCTCGAATATGATCACGCGAAAGAAAATTATTCAATAGCCTGCCGGCACCTTTGTCGATCCAATATTCACCAGCTTTCACAGGTCCTACACCCGGCTTGTATTCAACTTCATGGAGCTGCCCTTGATAAACAGCATGGCCTTCAGGTATGGGTATTACTGTTCCTGGTTTATGCGGCATCGCATTTGCTGCTGGAGCTGACTGCAATGTTTGTTCTCCAGGGGTGCGGAAGTACACATTCGCCAACCGATCATTGAGCTTAACAAATCCCTCTGGCGGATCTTGCCCCAGCCGAACAAATTTTACGAGCTTATCCTTTTTCAAACCTTCCCACATGCGCTGCGCGGTGATGTATTTCATGCCATCCGCGTAGGCTATTTTAAACATGGTAATAGGATTGGTTGACACAGGTACACCACCTCGCTTAATCCCCTCTGACATATCCGCCAGCGTGGCCCGGTGCATAAAGCCACGGTTGCCTTCAAATGGCCGGTTACCAGTAAAGAATTGCTCTTTCCCGCTTTTTGAACCAGGGATCTCTTTCCATAATACCCGAAAGTGATTTTCTTTCCATGGTATATTCGCCTTGAATTTATTTAGCTCCGAATACAGCGCGTCATCCAACCCGCGAATCAGCTTTGCCACTTTATCCAGCTCTGGCGTCGCCTGTGGCACACCGCGCTTCATGCGATCAATAAAATCGATCCGATCCTGATCAGGCATTTTATTAAACATCTTTTCAAAAGAGCGCATTCCGGCATCCATTATCGCCATAACGTGGTTGCGATCGCCCAGCGCCTTCATGATATGCGTCAACGCCTTTTCTGAAACACCGGCACGAGGATCATAGGCCCTTTTCAGTAGGTTATAGGCATCGCTAATATTCTCAGAGATGTTTTTGAGTGTTGGTTTTACATCCTGTTCATAAAACTCCGGAATGTAGGCGGATGGCATGCCCGCCTCTTGTACTACCCCAGCCTCGTCTGCGGTGCCTGTATCACTGGATAGGGGTTCGGTGCCTGTATCCTGGTCTCCAGGTGTTGCCCTTTCGCCAGTTTCAGGAAGGACTGATGCAGCACCCTCCGTCTCGCTTCCCTGTCCAACCCCTCCATTAGTTTGATCACCTCCGGCTTCTGCTGGAGCGCCTTCAGGAAGTTCCTGTAATGATTGTTGTGTTTCATTGATAGACGATTGTATAGTGCGTAACAGGTCATCATCGGTAATCTTGCCGCTGTCTATTTCTTCAGCGACTTTATCTGCTCCAGGCATTTTATTCAGCTCTTCTTCTCCTGTTTCTTCTCCGGCAGCTTCTTGATCGACTGGCCGTTCGCCTTCATTTCGTCCGCCCATCGCTTCGCTATTGTCGGATGCAGGGCGAACATCAGGCGCTGTTGCGCTTTGCTTTTGAATGGCATCTCTTTCCGTTTTTAATTGTTCAATTTGCTTTATCGTAGTAGGGTCGTTATGAATATCAATTTTTACACCTTTGCTTTCGAGTAGTTCCGGGTTTTCATTCAATGCTCTTAACAATTGCTCTTTGTTTGTTTCATTGCCGTTAATAAAATACAATGGTTCTTCACCGGCTAAAATGCGCTGAATGCGGGCCTGACTTGCTTTATTGAATTCATTAATGTATTTTTCGCCCGCCTCGTTTCCGGCTTGAGCAAGAAATTTCTCTGTAGAATGGATGTTGAGTAATTCATTAAATACCGCCATTCGCTGCTGCGGTGAGCCAAATTTTGGCACCTTATCTTTTACGGCGCTCACATCATCTATAATCCCATCAACAATGTCCAGTTCTTTCTTGGAGTAGATGCCCTCTTCGTGCAACGTATTGGTAAGCTCCTTTAATTCATTGGTCCTTCTAGGCACATCTTTTATCTCCATAGCGGCAAGTACATTGTTCGCTATCGTTTCATTGCTGGGGAGACTACGGCGCACATCGCCGCCATATTGGCGACCAAACGAAAACATATTCCTGCTTTCGGAATTCACACTCCAGTTTTCCATCGCATCGACAGCGCTCTTCTGGAGCATTCCCAAAGCTGCGCCAGTTATGAAAGGACTTTTCCATTCTCCATTTCCCAGGTAATCCATGATATGCATGGCCGGATTCTCTGTGCTCTTTTGATTGAAATCCTGTAAAGTGAAATGGGTGCCGGCGACAACCCCTTCAGCTGGAGCAACGAGCAATGCTTTCTTAATCCAGTTTCCTGCCGGTATTTTCAACAAGCCCATTTGCAATGGCGTCATTAGCATGTCCGTCGCCAGGTTTTTACCCAGCAGCTGATCGGCCTTCGTAGCCGCTTTGCCAGGCTCTTCCCCGTTTTTAACCAGATCATTATAGTATTGATGGGCGATGATATAACTATTCACGGGGCTTACCGCCACCCCTCCTAAAGCCCCCTCGGCGAATTTGCCTAATGTCCCGGAAGCTCTTGCTCCCGCTAGTGAACGATATAATGGTCTTCCCGCTGCTCCCGTTAGCCTACGGAGCGCTTCCATATCCAACGCCATGGGAAGAATTTCTCCAGCAAGTAAATTCCCTGCTTCCCCATTTTGCGGAATTTCATTTTTGGCTTTTAGATTATCAGCAGTTGTTTTGAGCTTGTACCCTAAATCGCTTAATCCAGGCACATGCCCCAGCTCCAAGATGGAGCTTACCTGCTGTCCCAAGTCAGCAGCATAATTCATAACCCCCATAAGCGCCTTGTTAGCCCCGGTGATCTGATCGTGAAAGGGCGATGAACCTCGCAGCGGTCTGTCATCCAGGCCGATATTATTAAGCCTATTAGCTATCGCATCCGTCTCATGCTTGTCAAATTCTTGAGAAGCTTGTTGATAGGCCTTATTGACAAGCACCTCATTATTACGATCGGCTTCCGGCATAGCGTCAATCTTTGCCTTTGCTCTTTGCTCAACATAAAATTGCGACTGGCGGAACTTACCATAATTTAATAGCTGATTGCGTAGCCAATATTTATTAGCAGGGTCGAGATCAACCGTATTGAGATACTCATCCAGCGCTTTTGGATTTACTTTTTGAAAAGCCTGCACGGGCATATCCGGATAATCTGTCAATGCGGGTCTTTCGCCCCCAAATATCTTTTTCTGCCATTCGGGACTTTCTATTTCCTGGATGGCCTGCTTGCGCATGTTACCATATCGTTCCCTGCGGGCGACAGCGTTCGGATCTTGGCTGATATCCAAGCGCTGTTCAGTTTGCTGAGTGGGAGTTACGCCCTCCTGGCGTCTTTGTTCTCGGGGGATCTGTCTATAGTTCGGTTGCTCAATAGGGGCTGTTGCATATTTGCTATAGTAAGTATGCACAACTGACTTGATCCTATCGTCCGGAATATTATCCGCCTGCATCTTTCGTATTATATTGGCCAGCTCCCTTTGATTAGCTTCAGGTAATTGAGGGCCTGGACCAGGGCCTTGAGGCTGGTCATCGACTTGCTGCTCTTCTTCTGGGGATGCTATAATCTCCTCTTCTGCCATTTGCTACTACCGATATTTATTAATGAGGTCTATATCCGAAGGTTCTTTTTTGGATGTGCTATCCGATTTTACTGCGGTTGCTGGTTGAGAAGTGCTTATTGTTCCCTTAATAAACTGCTCAAGCTCTGCCTTATCTTTAATTCGCTTTACCTGTGTAGTGCCATTCTTGTCCTTATATTCTATTTTGTACTTACCGCCATACCATGCGCTACTGACATCTGTGATTTTTCCTTGAGGGGTTTTAATCCCCTTCAAGGCATCCCAATTTTTATTGGTTATAAAATCATCAATACTCTTATTTATTTTCGCTTCTCTTTCATTTGCAAGATCTGTATATCGCTGTTGTATAGCAGCAGGCAAATCTGTATTCGAATATGTCTGATTTTTATTGTTATACCCAGCATTTCTAAAGCTTGGATCTACAACATCTGGATTTACATTATTCACAGCTGCAATTTTCTTAGCGAATTCCTTTAACCCTTGTTCGCCCTGTTCGACAATCTTACCCCCCTCAGCGTCTTCTAACATTAATTTACGACGACGTGGGTCAAAGTAAACATGAGAGTAAGTTCCACTTTGCCCTTTTCCAAATTTGAAAAGCCCCCCTTTGAAATTCGGTGTTACATCTATCACGTCATGGCCATTAATTGTTTCAAAATCTCCTGTGAGATAGTTTTCATTATTTTTGAACAACTGGTGTATTGTCTCAATGGGATTCAAAGGTTTTTCACTCTTTGTCGCTCCAGGGTAAGGGATGCCCAATTCATTATAAGCATCCATTTTCCCCATCGTATTGTCGTATGCCTGCTGCCGCTTATCGCCAAACGTGTTCAGTTGAACCTGCGCGGCGCTGGGTTTACCAATGACATCCTGGTACTGGATGCTGCCGGGAGAGCGGCGCTTCAGTTCATCGTACATTATAGCCCTCGCTACCTGATGCGCTTGCACGCTATTCATGTCTATAGGCTGACCGGTGCGTGTTTGGTATTCATTAAGATGTTGTTTGACCTGTCCTCTCAGCCAATCGCCGATGCCTTTATGACTTACTGCTTCATTGAAGTATCCCTCATCCAATAAACGGACAGGAGCAGTTACATGCTTGCCTTCATTATTTACGAAGTCGTGCAAAATAGGTTGTCCCTGATCTGTTGCATGCTCGTAGGCGGGCACTAACCCTGTTACAACTCCTCTTTCATCTACCTCCGGTTGCAAATAGCCCTGTCCAACGAGATTCACTTTATTCCGACTCATTTGTCCACTAGGCGTATAAGTCGTTGCATCCGTAGAGTTTTTTACCTGCGGATAATTCTTCACATACTGGTCTAGCCCTTCAGCCGTTGTCACCTCTTCCGGATGTTCCTGAATTGCACGTTGCACCCAATTTACCGATGGGTCAACCTTGGAAATTTCATTTAGCCCTACATCTTGTCCCGTATTTGGGTCGAACTGATGAAAGGCCATTTTACGGGCCATGTCCGCCACTTTCATATAGTCATGACCCGCATAACCCATGGCCCGCATTTCTTTAATCTGATTGTCAATTTGACTATTGATCGCTTTTGCTTTTGTACTGTACTCAGTAATCTGCCCCATCATGGGGCCAAGCTGCGTCAACAGCTGCGGTATATCCGCCCCCTGCTCAGCTAATGCAGCCCCGTGCTGTAATGCAGCTTGTAATCCCTGGTTGATGACCGGATCATAGGCGGTTCCCGTCAAATAGTCTTTAGGTGAAAGGTAGTCCTCTAGGAACTTGCCAGCCTGTTGACGCTTACCTTCTTTAGCAAGGCGAAGTCGCTCAGCCTGCATATTCCTCAAATACAGCTTATTGCCGAAGGTCTGGAGCGCGGCAGCTGGATCGCCGCCGCCAAAACCGGGTAAAATAAATTCATTCGCATTAAGTGCCATCTTCTTAAAATTGTTGCATCCACGTAGGATTCATGCCTTGAGCTGCATAGGGGTTTATCCAGCCGGGCGCATAACTCCCGCCAACAGAATTGCCAGTTGCAGCCGGATTCATGCCCATGAAACTATTAGCTGCGGCAGAAGGATTTACCATTCTGTTATTGCCACCAGCGCCGCCCCCACCCCACATAGAAGATATGCCGGCAGCGCCAAATCCCAGATTGGCCAGACTGTTCCATGCGTTCTGTGTATTCTGCATCTGCGCGCCCTTCAACGAAGCCAAGTCGTTAAAGCGCCGTACTTTATCTTGATACACCTTATCCCCTTCAGCGATCACCCCTTGCTGTGCACTGGTTAGGTTCTGCAACCTATTATAATAGTCCTGCTGTTCCTGTGTGCCCAGATTTTGAAATGCCTGATTCGTTTGCCCTTGTGCAGCGGCACCTAACGCCAGAGCCTGGCTGGCATCTGTCGCATTTCTGTTGACATTAGCTAATTGATTTGCCTGATTACCATATATATTACGCTCCATCGCTGTAGCCCCAGGCATGCGGGCGTTCAGCAGGGTCTGCGCCATCCCCATGCGTTGGTTGGCGATGGGGTTAGCCGTGTAGGTGGGGTCCTGTTTATACAGCGACGCCAGCTTGTTGCCGCTGCCGAACATATTGACAAGACCGCCAATGGCGCCTATGCCTCCTACACCTAAGTTGAGCAAGCTGAGTGGGTTCATGATTTTTTTTGTACATTTGCTTCAGTCTATAGTGGTTTCAGAACCATTACACTAAATCGAGCCGCATATCCATGCGGCTTTCTTCATACTGGTTGTCCCAGACTAAGCGCATAGGAGATGTTGAAAAATTTTACCTGTATGTTGCCCTGTGTAGCATCCCATTGCGCCATTACATAGATGGCCGTAGCTCTAAGTTCCTCACCGGCAACCAACGCCTTCCCATACTCATTGTTGAAGCGCGGATCTAATTTATTCCTCATCACATCGGCATAGAATATTCCTTCTTTGTTCACAAAATCTGAACTTAAAGCATCCGTAGCCTGGATATAGGGGTAGCGCGTCATAAGGTATACAAAAGACGGGGGCTTGTTTGCTTCCGCGCTGATATTCTTCGGAAGCCTGGGTTTGTTCAATTGCTGGTTGCATAAAAACATAACAGCGGGGAAGTATTGAACGCCATAATATTGGCAGTAGTTCTGCTGTTGGTTATGGATGTACAACTCCCCATTTTTAAATGAATACAATTCATTTCCCAGGTAAAACATGTAATCTGGTTGAAAACTATATGACCCCTGCCATCGATTCGGTTGCGCTGTTAATTTATAGACCAATGTTTTCCCGATTCCATCGTAAATATCGAAGGGATATGGAATGCTGGGATAGTCCGGAAGATTTCCATTTGGGGCCGACTGCAATACCTTTGGCACGGAAAAAAGCAGATCTTCAGATTGAGGGTCCACGCATGAAAAGATAAAAGGTCTATTCCCTAAAGCCTCAATCTGTTCAGCAGTCATTGCTTTATATTGATCACTGAACAACTTCCAAAAACGACTCATCTTGTAATTGCTGATTGCGAATAAACCATTTTCAGCATATTGTACAACTTTGCCGTTTTGTACATCGAACCAATAAATATTACCTCGAAATTCCAACACGCTTTCCGGATGCAGTGTACCGAATGCCCCTTTTAATTCATGTATACTGCCCACTACCGTATTCGCTTGTGCCACTACCGCATCCCCTGTTTGGCTAATAAGTGTATTCTCTCCCAGGTACATCGAAGCCGTCGCCGGCCCATCGCAGATAGCCAGCATCACGGAACCGATCTTCTGCACTTTGCTGCTTAATTGTAGCTTTTGAATGGCGCCGAAGTCAGAACCGATATCCCCACTATCCAATGCATCGAAAGTCGATAACCCATTGTTTTGCGAACCTGCAATGAATGTATTACTGAATTGATAAGAACTTGTTTTTCTGACCTGCCCAATATAATCTACGAAAATGGGGCGTCCTGCATTGGTAAACCAGTATTTATACATCTTATCCTGCGGGCTCATAGCCTCTGTGAAATAGATAGCACCGCTGTTGTCGCGCCTCAAAATCGTTACATCCCCGGATAAGTTGCCCGAAACGGCACTATACATTTTGCTGGGCGTTCCAGGATTTAATATGGTATATAGTTGCCCCTGTTCAAAAAAAGGCTCATTGGCTTGCGATTGATATGGGGTGTAAATTTCAAATATCCCTGTTGCAGGACTAAGCGTGCCTACATCGGCTAACTTACAAATAACGTATTGAGCCGACTGCGCTATGACCGGCAGCACTTGCAGGTTACCGTTGACATATAGTTCAACAAAATCGCCTTGCGTAAATAAATATCCCATACCGTACGCATTGAGTATGGTGAGATCAATGGCTATTCCAAAATTTTGTAATGAATAAGTTGTCGTTGTGAATGTGTAGTTTCCATCTGCATCCTTGGCAGCGTATATCATGGCTCCTAACGATTGCACAAAAAATCTGGTGCGTAAGCACTTGGTAATATCTATGGAATAGTAATAAGCAAAATCAGGTATTTCATTCACCGCGTTTGCATTACTCAATGACCACGTTATATATTTATAGAAAGTCGATGTAGTTAAACCTGTATCAGGTGTGTTCAATGTAAATGCCGGTAGTGTCACGGCACCGCATTCTCTGCCATAGTTATCCTTAAAATGAATCGCGATCTGATATTGAGCATTTGATTTGAATACGGTGCCAAAGTTATTACTAGGGCTTGGTGCACTCAATATATTAGAGGAACGTCCCTGGTCTATATAAGAAGCAACAGCTAACGCAGCCGAGTTTAGGCTCTTGGCAGCTTGAAATGGAGAATTGCCCCTGAAAGTCAAATCGGTGAAATTTACGCTCGTTGGGAAGGGGGGTACGGTCGTACTCCAGGTAAATATTTGAACCGCACCGGGAGGATATTCAATAAAATTGTGCGTGGTCTGAAGAACATAAGTCGAAACAAACCCTGTAAATGTTACGTATTTCAATAAGAACCATTCCCCCGTAATAACTGAACCGCTCCCATCAAAATCTATGGTTATTGGCGCGAAATTAAGCGAGGTTGTTGTAGGCGATGTATACCCGGTGAGAATATTTGCGAAATATAATCTATTCTTTGCCAGTTCCAGCGTCTTTGATGCAATAGGTACTACATCGAAGATCTTGTTTGCATAAGCCAGATCAAGCGCGATCCCAGCCGTATTATTGTAAAACAAGTAGGTTAACGGGGTCGTACCGTTATTATGAGCTGCTATTTCCGCAGCATCTGAGGCTATCGATTTCCTCCAGGAATGAATGATAAAGGCGCCCCCTGTCACCAGGTAGTTAGCCACCATATCGATCTCAATAACGTCCTGATCTATATGTTCTGCAAAAGGAATCGAAGCATTGATTGCATTATTCGGATTGCCATCCGAATTAAACAAGACTGCGGATGATTGTGCAGACAGTGTAGATGATTCATAATCCCTATAAATGTAACGATATGAAAAGGTAAATGATTCTAAACCTGTCCGATCCGCGAGAACGGAAGAGGTAAATGGGATCGCATTGGGCGGAAGCCCGGGTTGCCTCCTGATTACTGTTATTATCGCTTGGGAAAGAGGCGAGATGTACGGCATCGTTGATGTAATGTAGCCGGATTGGTTCATTTTGATCCCTGCATCAATATTTATACGACGAGGCTCATTGAGATCGTCGGTCCAGTACACACATCCATTTGCGACTCTTGCTGAATGGATCAAGTGATCTTTATCGAATGACAGCCCCCCCGTCACCTGCGAACTAGACAGTATCTTATATATCACACCGGCGTATTGATCGAAACACCATATGCAATGTTCCGCTAAGCTGTTCCACGTAAAATACACTGTACGCTTATGAGGGTCATCATAAGCAATACCAATTGTTATATTTTCACCAGATGGTAGACCAGCGTTAGGAATTAAGGCAGTCCCTCCGTTGGCTTGTAACTGTTTGGAAACGTTTTGATCTGGTAAGATGCCAAAACGAAAATCCGTACAGTTTATATATTCGGTAAGCTGTATAAATGCATCGCCATCGTCCGCATTCAATAATCCTTCCCAATAATTTTTTTCGTGCTGCATTATGTTTTGGGAGCTGCTATATAATTCTTATAAATGATATTTCGAATGTCATAGGGAGTAAGCTCATTTTTTCGTGCTCTAAACCGCCGATATTCTATTTTATAATGTTGGAACGCTGCTTCTGCCTCGCCTTGAGAAAAACGCGTAGAATGTTGCTTGTATTTCCAATCCATATATGCCTCTAAACACGCCTGACAAAGTGGGTCTACTTTCGTTACGTTGTCAATGGTCATGCCTGAGCTGATGTACTCCAGTACAATTACATTTGCGTTAATGGCCTCGTTCAACTGTATCTGCCCCCGTTCGGGAATGACTTTAAAGCTGTTGGAGGTAAATGCTGTATTATAACCAAATAAGCGACCTACGTTCTCTCCCAGGTCGTCGATGTTTTGAAACATCCAGTACCCGGGCCAGAAGGGGAAGTCCATATTTACTGTGTTGGGCGTCCCGTAGGTTGTTGGCTGTCCAGTTGTCGTATATTTAGTCAACCTGTTTATAGATGTTCGTTGGACCAACGGCTGCACAAACTGGCCTTGCGGAACGCCCACCTTTATCCAATCGATGTAATCGCATGGAAGATCCGCTGCCATATTGCGCCGATCAATAGTAATAATTTTTGTATTGATCGCTCTCATGCTGTCAATACACAGCTCCCTGAACCCATCGGCACAATACTTTAAAAATTGCAGATAGTAATGCAACGGCAAGCCTTTTTGCAAAAGCAATGAACGGGTAATATTATCAAGGCTTTGGTAGACCACAAAAATTATTATATTTGTCGTGTCTTTACCATTGGTAATAGATCAGCAAAGGCTTCGCCCGCTGAGCCAGTTAATCAGCGGGTTTTTTATGTTTGCTGTTGTTGCGTAGTAGGTACGTTGCCCTCTTTGACCAATGGTTCAACGAGTTTATCCGGAATTTTTTCAATACTATATAGCTTCACTACTTCCTGCTTGATCTGCCATTCCATTTCCGGTGGTAGCGGCAACGGGTCCCAATCTCCATATTGCGTGAAATCCAATATCACTAATCGCACCGACACATAAACGTCTGTATTGGGCAGCGTCAAATCTTTGGTGAATATGACATCAAGACCCGCCGTTTCATAGCCGATGTATCCAGATAAATCATTAACGATACCTTGCGATCGGATCAATCCCGCCTGCTCCAATTTCATCGGAATAAATTCTGCGAAATAGTCCGATTGCGGAAAGATTTGATAAACGCCTATGTTGCGAGGTAGCCGCAATGGCATAGCAGGCAGCGTTATCATACTAGTGTTGCTCCATTTTTTCACAAGAATATTTTCATACGTAGCAATTGCCGCACCGCTGGGAATCATCTCTCCTATCGGTAATGTTGTGTTGAAATATTCTAATTTCAATAACTGGTTCGCCGCCTGGCATACGGATATAATAATTTCGCGAATATGGTACTTGGAAGCATCCCCGATTCTACCGCCATTTAGTAGCAGCATAATTTCCTCAGCCAATCGGTATTTCGTAGTAGCCATACCTATATTTTATCTGGTGAATTACTCAGGTTCTGGCCGCTTTTCATTTCAGCGTATTGAATAATGTCTTGTTCGCTGATGTTGATGCCTAGATAGGAAAGGGCTTTGATCAAAATAGAGTCCTTATCCTTCTCTGCCCATTCCAATTGCACCGAATTAACGGGGTCATAGACGGGGACACGTCCACTTACAATGTAATAAGCATAAAATGGCGCCTGTGGTCTGCGTAAGTAAAAAACTTTTCCCGCCATGGCGCTTTGCGGATAGAGCTGGATGTCCCAATTCACTGTGATCATACCGTAAGGGTCCCATAAGCTGGGCGGATAGATCTGGCTATTGTCTCTTGCTACTTTTTCATCCTCATTAAGAATAGGGACTGGCCGATTTACCGGCAAGCCTGTCCGGGCATCCTGAACGATGGTATGAACGCTGAGGAGGTTCTGGTACTCATCTGGAAGTAGAATAAGCCCATCCGGACAGGTGGCTTGCGTGAAGATAAACTCCTTTTTAAAAGGAGCTAAGGCATCGTTCAGGCGCTGGCTTGCTCCGAACTTATTATAATAGTCATTATACAAAGACATCTGCGCCCTGTCCACTATGAGGTCAAGTTCCTCAAAGGAGAAGTAGGCACCTTGTTCTTTATTGACCCAAAAATTTAGGAATTTATAATCCGCATCGAGCGCCATGGACGAAATTAATCCGGTCGATTATATCGATGCGAGACTATTCCATCAAAATCCGACCGAAACAGACACTACATTCTACACTGCTACGCCTTGGATGTGGGATTGCTTAATGATATAAAACTCGTCTTGTCCAATTTTATACTGCTGGGCGGCATTGGGTGCGCAATATATAATGGAGCCGGGGGTAATGGCAGGATGGGTAATGTGCCTTACGCGCATTATATCCCGCCTAATTTCCGTGCGTAGGTGCTCAGGCAGTATCAATACTTCACCGATATCCCGCTTCTGTTGAACCAAATCACACATTACGTATTGATTCAGCATCCGCCAACCTTTGTTAATTTTTACGGCAAATACCTGGAGGATATCAGCGCGCCAATATTCCTGGTCATTATGCAGTATAACGTTTTTGTGGATGGCGGTAGCGCGATCTGGCTGATCAACATATGCGTATACCATGTCATATCGGACCATGACAGTATCGCCGGTGTTGGGAAATTCATTAAAACCAAAATAATCGTGGCGATTCAATACACAGCGAGGGCGCGGAGACACAACGGTAGCTTCGATCATCGAAAATTCTTGCGGATTAAATGTAGTGTCCTGGTAAAATTGCATGCCGCCCGGTGCAGCAACGGTATCATAAAACTTCTTTTCAATCTGTACGATGATTTTATTTTGTGCAGAAATTATTTTATGCATTTTATTTTGTTATCTCGCAAAACTAATTATTTTTGTAACGCCTATCTATCATTTAAATCTCTCTTTTTATGGGACCATTGCCACCAGTAGCGGTTACTCCGCCTCGTGGCCCTCTACGTCCGGAAGACTACCTGAACGTTCGCGATGCGCTATCTTCATTTGTAGGAAAAGGATACTGGAGCACCATTAATGAAAATGCGCAAAGCGTTTATTCTTATTTGAGAGGACAACTCGGGCCGGATCTGGCCCGAAGAATGTTAATTCAAATGACCACGCATAATCAGCGGCCAGATATGGTAGCACTTTCTCCGGAGCAGCGGCTTCAACGTTTTTATGATATGGGATCGAAAGACGCTGAGGTTAACGATTTAATTATGCGAACGGGGCAATTAGGACAAGGTCCAATAGCGGGGGCAAGAGAATCGCCCAATAATTTGATCACAGATATGCTCGATAAGCAATGGTACAAAAATGGCCCGACACTAGGAGCGGGGGCTTTAAGCCCCGTGACAGCTACCATGCAAAAATTAAGCAATCTTCGATGAATGTAACGTTGCAAGATATAGAACATGCCATCCGGTTGAATTTTGTACTTGATAGAACTGGATTGGAATTTTTGCAGACGGCAAGGGATGCTGATAAACACGATACCGGCACTGCGCGAATGGTTTTTATTGCGTGCGCTAAGGAACGGGGATATACCATGCAGGATATTTGTACTTACGCTGGAATTGAGGATACGGAGTATAATCGCAAAACACTACGCTATAAGGAAATGATGATAGCTGCCCGCCGCAAAGTGGAAGATTACAAACGCGATGGCGCACGATTACATTTGGTTTTCGATAAACATGATGCTGATCGGGATCTGCATTTACTTAGAAAAATGCGGCTGGTAAGAAATTGCCTGAATTTAAAATTACATGCGAAAACGCTCGAATTCAGAAAGTCGCTGCCCAATTACGCTGAGTAAATACCAATTGGCCATTTTAGATAGAAATTCTTGTATCTCCATTTTGGGCTGCGGCGTAATTAAGGCGAAATATCTGTTAAATAAGGAACCGCGAAACCACAGGTAAATTTCATAGCCAGCAATTTGTATAACCTCATCTTGTCTGTGAATAACTTCAAGAGGGGGGCCAGGATCATATGCTTTGCATACGATCGCATAATAACCAGGCTCTTCGGTTTGCATGACACACTCATAAAGTAGGTCAGTATCTGATTGATCGACGAATTTAAACTCGATATATGGAGGTAGTTTCATTACAGCAAGATAAACCAAAAGTTAAATGTATCGGTAGTAAAATTTTAGTTCGACCTGATGCGCCCCGTGAAAAAGAGGTACGCGGGATCATCATCCCACTAGCCAATAACAATCCACTGGAAGAAGGGACGGTCATCATCGTATCTGAAGACGTAGCGCCCTACCTCCAGCCAGGAGAGCGGATTTTATATCCCAAAGGCACAGGTGTGGAACAGGAGTTTAACGGCATCATATATAAGTTCATGAACGGGCCAACGACCGGCATCATGAGCGATGTGTGGGCTATCATCTAAAATCAAATATATGACAGAAAATCAAAGCGTTCAAAATGAGACAAGGGAATTATCCTTTGGAGAGAAGGCAGTAGGCATAACCTTCAATCCTTCTTCCAATCCTACTGTTGAGGCGATTAAACAGCAATATGCTGCTATCATTCAATTTCATGACCATATGCGTTCAAAGGCTGAAAGTCAGGGGGCAAAACGTTATTATTCGAAGGCAATTTCGCATGCTGAAGATGCGCAGATGAATGCTGTTAAGGCGGCGACATGGCAATATGAATAAAATCACGCATAGCGGAGAAGATTCTTAACTATCAAAAAATATACATTACATGGCAAGACCCAAAAAGGCTGCACAGGTCAAAAATCCTCGCCAGCCGCGTAAATCAAAATCAAATGGCGCTGATGAACTGCTGCGCTTAGACATTGTACGTATTTTTTCCTACAACACCGATCCGAAATTAATTGCGCCGATTTGGAACGCAGCATATGATTATATTAAAGGGAACGAGGTCCAGGAAACTACCGCGGTTGATTTGCCTGCAATACCTGCGCCAAGTGGTAATGCACAAAGCGTTGAGGCGCCGAAAGATGCTGAACCGGCTGCTTTATCTGATCAACATACTCATAAGTCAAAGTTCGACACCGCGACACTCAATCTCTGATGCATATCTTAGTGAAATACGCGAGCAGGAGCCGTCCTGCTCGCTTTTTTGAGGGGCTGCACAACATCATCGATATGGCGGCTGACAAGGGTAATATTACCATTGCTCCAGCCTTAGATGTTGATGACTATACGATGTTTTCTGCCGGTGATTTTTTGCCCGAAATAAAGGCTGAATTAGAGAAGGTAAGATCAAAAATACACTATCCCCACCTGCAAATTTCAATTGGAAGATCAAAATCGAAAATTGATGCGATCAATAGAGAAACTATTGTTGACGACTGGGATATCCTGGTCAATTTTTCTGATGATATGCGCTTCACGGTCTACGGATGGGATGAGCTGATCAGGGAAGGCTTTCGCTGCAATGGTCCTGACAAGTTCCTCCATTTCCCGGATAGCACAGCCAGGAACATGTTATGCACCATGACGATCATTGATCGAAAATATTACGATCGGGATGGATACATATACCACCCTTCTTATAAAAGCCTATGGTGCGATAACGAGGCTCAAGAGGCGGCTAAGTTGCGCGGATGCTATGTATACATGGGGACGCAGATTTTTGATCATTACCATCCAGCCTATGGACTTGCAGATTGGGATGAACAATATCGCCGGCAGCAGGCGTTGTGGGCTGAGGATGAGCTTAATTACATTTATCGTAAATCTAAAAACTTTCTTTTGGATCAATATGGGAACCAACTTTCAGAAGCTGCTTTCAATTCAAATACCAACGACGCATGATCGAAAAGAGCTTTTTGAAGATCTGATTGCTAAACTGGAATACATGATCAAGGCGAACGAACTGGAAAGCGAAGTGGAAATTATTTCATTATGCGACGATAAGGAAATGACCATCGGTGAGAAGAGGGAGAAGTTATATACCAATTGCAATGGCACATATTCTTGGCAAATCGATGATGACGACATGATCTCAGCTGATGCTATACCGTTAATATTGGATGCCATCCAGCATGCGCCTGATTGCATTACATTCCTGGAGCTATGCAATATTGATGGCGTTGATAGCACTTCACGTTTTAGCTTGGAATATGTAGATTGGGGAGAAAATGTCGGGGGGTATGATCATGTACGCACACCTTTTTTTAAAACTCCTATCAAAACGGAAATTTGCAGGAAAGTGAAAATACCACATATAAGGTGGGGTGAGGATCACAGGTTTGCCCAGCTTATCAAACCGTTGCTGAAAACTGAGATTCACATACCCCACCCTCTCTACTACTACCGACACACTTCTACCCCTTTCAACGAAAGATACGGCATAAAATAATTTTTATCAATCAATAAAAAATTGATTGGTTTTTCAAAAACTTTTGTATCATTGTATGGAGTTATCTACAAAGCCCCTGATTATTAGCGCCGGGATCGGCGGCTGGTATGCAAAAGGTATAGACCGGCTCGAACGCTCTCTTATCTATCACGGTTACCCTGGAGACTTTTTATTTTGGCGGGATGAATATCCTCCGGGTTGTCCTCCGCATAACGAAAATCCGTACGCCTTTAAGCCGTACGCGTTCGCGGAAGCATTTAAACGAGGATATAAGATTGTATTGTGGTTGGATGCGTCTTTTTGGGCGATCAATAATCCCATGCCCATCTTTGATTATATTCAAGAAAATGGCTTATACTTATTCAAGTCAGGATATAGTCTCGCGCAAACCGCCCCTGACAGGTTGTTGGAATATGTGGGAATTGAAAACCGCGAAGAATTGAATGATGTTTCTGAATTCGCCACCGGAGCGGTGGGTATTAACATCGACAATCCTAATGGTAAGCAATTCTTTGAATACTGGGATTTGATGTGTGCTGACGAGATGTTTAAGGGGCATCGCACCCGAAATGAGGAAGACAGCCGCCATCCTTTGTTCCTGCATGCGCGCCAGGATCAAAGTGCTGCCAGTATGGTATTGCATGAAATAGGTATCACGCACACAGGCGAAGATCAAGATTTTGTAGCCTATTATCAGACTCCCTACAATGCGCTGAAATGTTTATTTTTTATTAATGGAATATAAATGTCTAAACAGGAAATTGAAATAGGAGATAATTTAGGCTGCTTACTTTTAATCATCGCATTAATTATTCTGTGTAAATGCTGTAATTCATGAACTACGCCTTGTTACAAAGGAATGAGTTTGTCATTGTAGTGGAAGAACACGAGGGACAGGTACAATATCTATTGCGCAATCCTCATACCGAATTGGGCTCCGATGGGCTATTCGATACGCGTGCGCTCTCCGCTGCCTATGCGCTGGTCCACATGGGCAAAAAATTAAAACGTAAATCACCTTCTCATGATGAAAGCGATCCTGAGTTGCACGGCGGATGATCTGTATGCCTTTAATCTTCCTTTTGCTGTTTATAGCTGGTATAAGCTGGGAATTGACAGTATTATAATATTCCCGGATATGCCGTCAGCAATGACGGATGGTGAAATATTACGTTTAGGCTTTGCTAATGGTTGGTGCAGCAAAATAGCACCGACAACCCGTTTTTTTCGATTTAGCGCTCCGCCGCATAAACAAGCAACCTATGCGCAGTGCGCCCGCCTATATGCGGCAGCCATACCCAAAATCGATCCAACGGATATACTAATAACTTCTGATGCCGATATGTGCGTATTTAACGAGGAATATTGGCAGCAATTCGATTATACTGGTTGGATCAATGTGATAGGTATTGATTTGGTTCCTGAAGGACAGGTACCTATGTGTTACATCATTGCCCCGGCTGTTGGCTGGCGCAGTTTTATGCGCATCAATGGACGCATCCTGCAAAAATGCCTGGATGATCTTTTAGGCGAGCTGGAAGCGGAGCATTTTAGGGGTAACTACTGGGCGAAGGACCAGGAGACCGCCTACCAGCATCTTTCAGCCATGACGGATCTCATAATAGAGCATGATCGTGCCAAGCCTGGAACGCAGTTTGCGGCCCGCCGCGCTGACCGGGATGGCTGGGTAGTTGCACCGGATATCATCGATGCGCATCTACCCCGTCCAGGGTACACAGAGGAAAACTTTAATAGGATTTTCTCTTTATTCGAATCAATCTATCCGCATGATGATCATACTTGGATGAAGCAATATAGAGATGAATATGTAGGACTGATGAAATAATTGCGCAAAGGGCAATGCCAGCTCTTTGATATATTGGTCATCAGCTGTTGTCTTTTACATGGGAGGTGGCATCGTTTTGTTTGATACGCGCGACTGGGCGTCTTTACGCTCGGCCTCCGAAGTCCCTGGAGGTCTTTATATGGAATGTTCAGGACTACTCATAATTTGGATTTTGAAGCATCATACCATTCTTTGACTGGATGCATTTCTTTCCGTGTGGGAACCTGTTATGGTCTCTATGATGATTCCGGCACCTCGTATGATATCATTGCCATTTTTAACCGAACACCTGGAAATGGACATTTTGAAGATGTGCTCGAATGGTTTGAAGCTAGTTGTAAGCGAGATAAACGAAACCTCCGTATCATGGAATTTTTTAACCAACCATTCAAAAAGCATCTTATCGAAAAACGCGGTTTCGTTCCTGAAGGTGAGAATAATGTCATTAAATACTTTAATATATGAAACTGTATCAGTACGCCATTCTTTTCGAGCCTACCGAAAAACAAATCAAAGAAGAAGGTGCAAAGCCAAAAATTGTACAAGACATCCGTTCGCATATTGCCAAGGATGAACAGTCGGTTTTGATGTTCGCTGCCAGTCAGATTCCCGCCGAATACCGGGAACAAATGGATCAAATCAAAATTCCTGTCGTCCCTTTTTAGAAAGGGAGATGGTGGCTGATCTGGTGAAACAGGTTGTCACCACCTCTGCCAAACATCTCCCTGAATCAATTGGAAATGTGATGACATCTTTTGCAGAAAGTAATCTTCGCCGATCCCCTGCAAAATATTATTCAGCGTCTGCATTGAAATAATGGAACGCATCATTCAAATATCACCCGCATGGGATAAACGCGATCCTAATCCTGGCAAGAACTATGGCATAGGTGATTGCTCTTTATTTATGGTGCTCAAAGGCGATTTAGGTGCAGTATCTTTTACGGCTTTTACTAATTGGTATCTCCCCCATGTTTTTATAGAGTCGTTGGATTATGATAGGCAAGCAAGAAAATCCATTCGGCCAAAAGGCGCTTTTTTGAGTTATCATTCCCCCCTTCCTTTAAATGATTACGAAGAAGATCATCCCTTCCATGAATGCGAATGGATTGGTGGCAAGTGCTTTGGGGATGGGAGCGATCTGCAAGCCGAACCCGTATTCGATCTGCTCGTACGGGAAGGATCGGATGCGGTCTGGAAATACCTGGAGCAGTATTATGTTTCAATTTTTAAAACGCTAAAATAATGCCTTTACCACCCCCTCATCCAGATACGCAATACATTGATGAACGCAATGGACTCGTTTTCCCCTGGTTCACCAAAACTTTTTTGGATGTTCTGAAAACCTGGGATTTAAAAGATAAACGGGTATTTGAATATGGCGGCGGGCATAGTACAACATGGTGGCGTCATCATGCCAAAGAAGTATGTACAGTAGAGGCAGACGGCATGTGGATATTGTATATGGGGGGCGCGGATGGTAAACTGATTCATCGGCCAGTCGTTGCTGGGGAGGTTGAATTGAAAAGCGCCTACGTTCAGGCTATTTATGAATACGATGGGCAATTCGATATCATCGTCATCGACGGCAGCTACCGTGATGAATGCATCGCCGCAGCGCTGACAAAAATAACAGATGGTGGTATTATCATCTGCGATAACTGGGACCAGGAAGGGGTATGGGATAGTATTATGGGTGGGAGATTGCTCGATCCATGGCCTGCGCATCTTTTTGTCGAACCAGCTAGGGCACAAGATGCGCGTCCTTGGAAAACTGGTTATTGGCAGATCTTTAAATGCATGCAGTCAAAATTGAACGACATTTATTACCCGGCTAGTTTCTTTTGTGTAGACGATAAGTATAGCTCACACCGCCCCATGTTATGGATGGCTTTGGAGCATATCAAACCTGGAGTGGTGTTGGAATTTGGCGCTGGATACGGGAGTACGATGCTATTATATAGATATTGTGAGTTACAGCAGCGAACATTTATTTCCTATGAGACTAACAAAGAATGGGCAGAAATATTTGAAGGCGTTTCGTGCTGGATTGCAGAGGATAGCTATGAAAATTTATATGGCGGCTACGATCTGCCGATCTCCATCGTTTTTATTGACTGCGCACCAGCTATCGAACGTTATAAATTGCTTTATGAATATGCGGATAAGGCTACCGTCATCATCGTTCATGACACAGAGCCAGAAGCCAATTATGTGTATCATTTGGACACTACGTTAAATGAATTTAAATACCGCTGCGACTTACTGATTGAAGGATTTCCGCAGACTACAGCCGTCAGTAATGTATACGATTTTGAGCGTTGGAAAGGAGTTACGCTCGGCAAATTTAGATTTATATGACACGTACTACTTTTGCATATACCGCGGCTTTTGTGCTTGGAATGATAATTTCTGATCTTGTCATACATGTTTTACCACTTTGGCTGCTTTGGCTATGTGGTTTTATATTTGGCTTTTCAATCGGTAAAATAATTGGTCACTGTCGTCAATAAGAAAAAGCACATTCCTACTGCCTATGACTTTTATATTGGTCGTGGTAGCGTGATGGGCAACCCATACAGCTGGGGGAATTCCTCTAAAAAAACAGCTGCCAGATACTTCGTCTCTGGGCGTGAAGAGGCACTGAAGAAGTATAACCCTTGGTTGCTGGATAAACTCGCAGACGCAACCAGCGCGCAATCTGCGGAATTTCGTCGCATGGTGAAGGCTGCTTCCACGCATGACATCTTTTTAGTTTGCTACTGCGCTCCAAACCCCTGCGAAGGCGATCTCATAAAAAAATTAATTGAAAATCTTTTATTCCCTCCATAATGATCATCTACGTCCTTCATGACCCCCGCCTCCCCGACAGCTATTGGCAGGCGTGCTCCGATGAACTACAGCGACAGGGCATTACGCAATACCAGGTGCATTTTCCTGTTCAATGCCCTGGTGATTGGTCAGTAGCGCATTGCATTAATGCGTCCCACAAGAATCTGGTGGCGTTAGCTAAATTTCACAATCTGGAAGAAGTATGCATTATGGAGAGTGATGTAATGTTTCCGGCAGAGGATGGGTGGGAATGGTTTTTGCGGAATAAGCCTAGATTTTATGACCTGTATCTGGGAGGGACTTACGGGGAGTTTATGCTAATGTCCGATGGAGAGACCAATGTAGTTCAGCGCCCGGCTGGCTTTCATTGTTATATGATTCATAGCTCCTACTATGATCGATTTCTCTCTACGCCAGACGATTCGCATATAGATGATGCGCAAACAGGGGGAATATACAAAGTTTGCTACCCTTTCGCTGCCCTCCAGCGGCCCGGCTACTCGTCCAATGCTAAAAAAGAAGTAAACTACAATCATGATCTCTTTAATAACCGAAAACAAGATGTCTATGGCTGGTAAAAGTAGGACCGGCTCAATCCGGTCCTACTAGATCACCCGGAGCAATCGCCGCCAGCGCATTGGCACATCTTAATACAGTTTCTATTTTCTGCCGTTGAGCCGAATAACGCTTCGTCGGATCATTACGCCCCTTGCCATCTTGCCCCACCGAAATCAGTTTTGCATGTTTTAGTACATTCAAGTTCATACTCAATGCTGGTTGCTTGATTGGCGCCAACATTTGGCGTAAATCCGCAAATTCCATGGCGCCCCTGTCAAGCAAGAGGACAACGATCTCAAACCTTACATCGTTATCCAATGCGCCTAACACTACAGCAGCTCTTTTCAAAACCATTCGTTGCCTTTTCATACATTGTTCGTTTAGGGTTTAAGATTATCGTTTTTTCTTTTCCTCCTTCAGCGCTTTTTCTAAATACTCTAATTTCATTTCCTTTAGGAATTCCTGCCATCTTGAAAAATGACTGGCCCATGTGACGAATTTCTGAAAACCTTTTTTGCGCTCCGTTTCTCCTGTTAGGAGCAATAATTCATCGAACGCTTCCGCCATATCTGGTGGCACGTCAGCGACGAATCTAACCAACCCCTTCTCAGTCCATCTTGCTTTTTTATTTCCCATATTAGTGTCCAGTTACGATCCGGAAACGTTGATTTTATTTGTATTGTAAGTTCTTCTATGAAGAACTAATGCATTTACAATGCCATTCACCTGTTCTCCGTCCATTTTATACGGCATATATTCCCCGTTCCACTCATCAGGTTCTTTGATCGGTACTACAAAATGCTGATGTATCTCGGGGTCATCAAACCCCTCTTCGTAGCCTTCGACCATAATGCGCATATCTTTCGGATATTTAGAGAGCAAGAGCAATGCATCTCCGACAGTTAATTTCATAAAACATTATTTAAAGTACCTTAATAACATTCTTTCCATGCGCTCCGCATTCTTCGCTTTCAACGCATCGTAGAGCGCTGAAAGTTCGAGTTCAACATATGGATCGTTGACGACCAATGTGCCATGTGCCGGTGGGCGGTAAGTCACAGCATCGCAATATTGAGGCTCGTTGACGACCAGATAGGAGCGACAAGCCAAAGGCCGCACCTCGTAGATGCTGCATTCGTTATTTTTCAAAAAAACGCAGGCAGCTGCTTTGCTTAGTGCCACCTCCATTTTTCTATTGCGGAGTCTTTCATGTAGATAGTTGACATCTACCTTTATATTCTTTTCACGGCAATGCTGCGCTATCAATGCTGCTTCTGGATCAGTTACATCCACATTAATGTGGCAGCAAAAGGCGCACCCCTTCTTACAGCTGTTCTCCCTGTTTGATCGGACCATTACTTCATCTATCAGCGCGTGTACCCCCATCATGGCCCCTAACTTGTCGATGGCGAATGCTTCTTTGAATTCCGAAGATCTGCTCCGCACCATGTGCAAGAAATGCTGCTGTACTTCAGCCGGCTGCCCGCTTAGCCAGTGTTGCAGCCCCTTATTGACTCTTACCCTATTTTCATTATTCTTCATGTGCGGTATTTTTTTTGTACGTTTCATCAATCACCTCTATCACCTGAGACAATGTGCCCATCATCGCGCCTAAATCGCTACGAATGTTCGATAAATAGGCCTCATCGTGCAAGTGGGTATGCTCTCGGATCACCGATAGAATGTATTCATGCTGCAATACGTCCGTGGTGAGCTGCTTAACCGCAAGGGCAGCAGCGATCTTCGATTTAAATTGTGTAGCTGTCATATACACGCGTATTTTTATAAAAATTCTTCCATCAAT